GCGCCTACCGGGGCCGCGCAGACCCCCCGGGGAGGGGGTTGCTGGGGGGTGTTTCCGCAGGTCAGAGGCTTGCGGGCATGTGGGCGTTTGCGCAGGTCAGGGCACGTTTCGCGCCTCCAGCTAACTTTCGACCGGTTTTCGATCAGGTGTTCGATCCGCGGGCCTCGGCGCGGGACTTCGGCGCGTGGCATGCCTTGCATAGGGTGCGCATGTTGTCGAGTGTGTCTGTGCCGCCGCGTGATCGGGGTTGGATGTGGTCGGCGTGGAGTTGTCCACTGCCGGGAGTCGCGGTGTGTCCGCAGCTTTGGCAGGTCCAATTGTCGCGCCGGAAGGTGGCTTGCTGCAAGCGGTGTGGGACTTTGCGTCCTTGGTGGTTGCCCCAGCGGTGTGTGGTGTGTTGGGGACATGTGCCGGTTGTGGTGAGTGTGGTGCAGCCTGCGTGTCGGCAGACCTTAGGCGCGCGTGGCATCAGATTGGTTGGGTGTCGGTGGTCCAGGTGTCGCGTGTTCCGTGTTGCCATGCGACGCGGCCTGGTGTTCGTGGTTGGTTGTCGTTTCTGGTGGCGATCATTGGCGTCTCGTCTGCGTGATCGATGAGGCTGGGCCATGTGTAGGCGATGGTGTGGCTTTGGTGGCGTGCCCATGCGCTGATTGCTTCGTCGATGGGTTTGCCGTTGGGCAGGTTGTTGAGCATGTTCGGCACGAGGGCGGCGTGTATGGCGATTCCGACTGCGTGGAGTAGTCGTCGGCAGGTGAGCCAGTGTGCTGTGGTGTCAGCGGCTTTGGCGATGCGTTGTTGGTATTCGCGGGGTCGTTCTCGCCCGAGGTAGAGGCTGACCACTGGGCTGGGTGCCACTGCTAGCGCTGCGTCGAGCTGGTCGCGGAAGTTGTTGCACGGTATGGCGTCGTCTTCGAGGACCACGAGCCAGTCTGTGTTGTGGCGGGTGAGGTGTTGCCAGACTTTGCGGTGGTTGGTTTCGCATCCGAGTGTGCCGTTGTCGATGCTCATGTATGCGGCGCCCACGGTTTCCATGAGCCGGTGTGCTTGTTCGGCGCGTTTGGTGTGGGCCACGATGCCGATGGTGTGGGTCATCGTGGCCTTATGCGTGTGGTTTTCACGGCGACGGTGGTGTGTGGTGTGAGTCGTGGTGTGATGCTGCCGTAGTCGTATTCGGGGTCGATGGCGATGGAGCATCTGACCCAGCCGCTGGATTGGATTTTCTCGACGGTGCCTTCGTGTTCGAGTCCGTTGAAGTCGACCCATACGTTGTCGCCGGGTTTCATGCTCCGCTCCATTGTCATTTGTGCCGCCACCATGACCAGGTGTTGCGTTCGTTGGCCTTGAAGACCGTCACCACCTGGGGTCCGTGGATGAGTTGGTCGGCGTGTTTGGTATAGGCAACGTAGTTGAGTGTCGCCATGTCGCCGATGATTGTTCCCGGGGCGTCGTCTTTGTGCCAGACGCGCCGAAGTTGGTCTTCGTGGTCGGCGGCCATGTCGTGTGCGAATGCCATGACGGTTTCCCGGTCGCCGCCCACGATCCCCGCGTTCAGTAGGGTGCGGTCGGCGTGGGTGTCGATGAACTGTTGCAGGTGTGTGGCTTTGTGGTTGTTGCGCATCCAGTCGATCCCCACAACGGCGGGTTCGTGCCCGATGTACAGCTTCCCGGGTTGCATGTGTTCCCACGGAGGGGTGAGCATTTCGACGTCGGTGCCGTCTACGCACCACACCCATTTGACATCGGGGTTGGCGCGGAGCCATTGGTAGTACAGGTACCAGCGCGCGAAGTATGGGTTATCGACTGGGCTTGTAACTCGCTCGAATGACGCCTGCGGGTGGGTGAGTGGGTTGTCGCACAGCACAACGGTTTCACCTCCAGTGATGGAGGTGATCAACGTTTCGAGCAGTTTGACGTCGGGCCGCATGCGGGTGTTGCGCTGCGGGTCAGGCTTGTTCGACAGCAGGCAAGTGAGCACGACGCGGCGTTCAGGTGCCACTACGGGGATGTAGTGGCTGCTCGTGTAGTGGTGCTCCCAGTACAACTCGGCATTGCGGGCGGCGACGGCTTTGCGTTCCTCGGTCGGGACGGAACGCTTTACTTCCAGGTGCTCGTCCATGGAGTGGATGAGCTTGTTGGATCCGCAGACGTCGCCGTACCGGAACGAGGTGAGACCGGCGTTGTAGATGCGATCAGACCACGACGGGTGTTCCCATCCCCAGCCGCCGAATTCAGGGTCGAGTCCGCCGACGCGTTCGATGACGCTGCGGTGTGCGTAGATCATGCAGCCACGCGCCCCGGACAGGGCGAAGTGTCGGCCGTCGTCGTAGACCTTCGTGACGTCGTTGATTTTCCGCCCGCTGGCCAGGTCGACGAACTGGTACATCAGGTGCGGTTCAGGTGAGTCGATGTAAGGCTGAAACCAGTTGTCGGCGATGGGGTAGCAGTCGTCGTCGAACAGGAAGATGTGCTCGCAGTTTGAAAGCAGTTCCAGGCACTTGTTCTTGGCTCGGGCGATACCGGCTCGTTGAGGGAACCGGTACGTGGCACCAGGGAACGGTTGGTCGCTGGCGTCGTCGACGATGACGAGTTTGGCGTTGGGGGTGCGGCTGCGGATGTGTTCGATGGTCCGGTCGGCGATGGTGTGCCGGTTGCGGGTGGTGACTCCGATTCCGATGGTGGCGCCGCTGGTGGTTTCGGGTACGTATCGGGTTCCGTTGACCACCACTTCGTTCATTTTCTCGCGGTTCCGTCCTATGTGGCCTATTCGTACCAGGTGCCGCAGGTGTCGCAGTCGGCGTCTCCGCAGTAGCAGATGGTGCGGTCTGTGGTGCGTCCGGTTTTTTGTTCTCGGTGCCGGTTGCGGTGGGGTTGGGCCGCGTTGGATCGGCGAAGTTCGAGTCGGGCGCGGGCAGCGTCATCCATTGGTGTAGTCCACTATCCAGCCGTTTTTTCGTGTGGTGACACAGATTGTGGTTTCTTCAGGTCTCTTCCCGGCCATCGCGAGGGTGGCGGCTTTGGCGAGCGCCGCTTGGACTAGAAGCATCCACGGTTCGTTGGGTCCAGCTTTTTGGACTGTTGGAATGTCGGGAGGTGTGGTGATCCACTCGCCAGGGTCGGAGTGCATCAGCACTTTCCCGTCAACTTCAATGTGGATCACTGTTCAGCTGCTTTCTGCAACGCTTTCGCGGGGACAACAACATCGTTGCTTTCCTTGTCGATGGTGATCGACAAGACAGGCTGGCCCGTGGGTGTGGTGCGAATGTTGATGACGCGGTGCCCGGTCGGTGCGTCGGCTGCTTGCTGGCGTAGTTGTTCGTACTCTTCGCGTGTGAGGATCACATAGTTTTGGGTGATCGCCGCGGCGAGCGCTTCCGCGACCAGTTTCGGGGTATCGAGGTGCGGAAGTCCGGCTTCTTCAGCGAACTGGCCGGCGAGTTCCGGGGGGACACTGATAGGCCGTAGTCCCGGCAGGAGGATCGGGAACGGTTTGGTGTTTTCGTCGCCGGGGTGAACCAGGTTGTTCAGCGTCTCGGTGAGAAATTCTGTGAGGTTCATCCTCGTATGCACCACCAGATGCGTGTGAGTAGGGACGGTGGCCGGTACAGGTCGAGGTGTTCCCACGGCTGAGGATCCCGAACAGTGAGGGACTGACGCATCCACGGTGGTGTGGTTTCGATGCGGTCCAGGATGGCTTGGGTGATGTTTCCTGTGTACAACCGGGTTTCGTCTTTGGGTGGGTCCAACCGTCGGGACACGGCGATTAGGCGGCGTGCTGCGCGTCGCATGATGCGGGCCGCGCGGCGTTTCATTCCGGCCTGCCACCGATCGTGCCGGCGCCGTCCTGCAAGTTGATACGCCACGACTCCGGATCAATATCATTCGGGAGTCGGCAAGCCTTGCTGCACGCCGAGAAACGAACCTTGCCGCAAGGGTCGGGACACACCCGCAAATGTTTGGTTGGCACGGAAACTACTCCTGGCTGTTGGAGCGGGGAACGCGATCCAACAACTGGTCCAACAGTTTCTCCGCGGCCTCAACAATGCTCGGGTTTCCGTCTTCGCGGGCGAGGCGAACGTTGTGGAGGGCGTCGGTGATGCGGTCGTTGAGGGATCGTGGTGTGGCGAAGGTGGGCATGGGATCACCTCCCGAAATGCGAAACGCCCCGGTAGGTTCCGGGGCGTTTAACAGGCGATGAAGTGTGACCTGCGCCTACGGCGACAGCCTAGCACGAATATCGAACCTTGTTTGTCAAATCATCAAGGTTACGGCGCAATTTTGCCGTTAAGGCAATTGCGACAAACATAGCAACAAATGCTGTGCTCATGCAATCCGCAGCGAGTTCACGTGCCGCACAAGGTCGGGGCCAATCATAAACCATTCACCAGACACCCTCAGGTGCTTGAACTGGTCATGACGTTTACGTTCCAGCTTCCGGTCCCCCGGTTCGTAGCCCATGCAGTCCTCTGGCTGAATCACTCCGATGCGGGCCTTGAGGTTTCGGCTGGTACCGATCTTGGCACGGTTTCCCAGTCGCATGTAGTACACGACGTCATCGGTTGCGGCAGTTACACCCATCAGCGTCTTCCGTTCAGTGCAGAACGCCACCATGGATCGTTCGTAGTCGCACCCTGCCGCCTTGCAGACCACAAACCCGTTCGCTAAGTGGGCAAGTAGACCACTGTCCCCACAGCGAGGGCATGGGCCTGGGATGAACTCAGCCTCTGATGGAAGAAGTTCATATGCCTGTTCCATAGCTCTATGGCTGGCGAGCATGAGATTGGCTTCCCGGTAGACAACCATGATGTGCCGCTCACACAACGGCACATGACTGGCTATGTCAGTAAGGGCTGGCGCGTAGCAGTTGGGGTGGCAGCATTCCGCAGCGAGGACGTCGTTGAGATGCACCCGAGAGACCCGGCTCATTCTGCTAATCTTACCTGTTCAGACGTTGTTTTCTTGGAGCGTGGTAGTTGCCTGTGGTGCGCGTCGAGCACATCTCCTAGGCGGTAGAACCGGACTTCTCCGTCGACTGCGCAGGGCCGCAGTCGCTTGCTTTTCACGAGGGTCTGGACCCGACGTTTGTTCAGCCCTGCACCGAGTGCGCCGAGGCGTGGGGCGATCTTTTCTATCTGGCCGGCGGTGAGGATTTGACGGTTGGCCTGGCGGACCCGTTCCGGGTCGATCACGATGTCATCCTCTGGGGGCAAGTCGATCTGCTTGCGGCACTCTTCAATCCGGTGGTGAATTTCAGGCCAGGATTCTTCGGAGCCTTCGATGAGTGCGAGGGCGGTCACGTTGCGTCTCAGCCAGCGGGCCAGAGTGATGTCATCGTTGGATTCGGTGTACGGGGTTTGTCGGGCGTCGCAGGTGAACCTGACCCATTTGATCAGGGCGTTGTGCAGTTCGTCTGCGGCTTCTACTGCGCCGATGTGGAACGGGATGCGCGCCTCAGCTTTCCGCCTTCGAAGTTTCCCGAGTCCGGGTTTTTGTACGCGGGCTTGGCGTGTGATGGTTACGGCGAGGTCCTCGATGAGTGTGGGGATTCCGCCGAGCGCCTCTTGTAGTTTGAGTTGGTCAGCCCTGGGGAGGTGGAAGTCCATGCTCACTTGTCGAATGCCTTCCTGAACATCGCTTCCTGTTCCCGTAGTTCCTTCTCGCGGCGTTCAAGCCATTCCGCTGCGCCGACACCGACCTCTGCCGGGACGTCGGCGAGGTGGGCGTAGATGTCTGCTTGGAGTTGGCAGAACGCCCGATACTCGTCGGGGTCTTGAATGGGGCATTTTTTCAGGATGTTGGTGGCGGCGTTGAGCGCGTCCCACGCGGCGATCCACGCCCCCACACGAGCATCAGTCATCAGTGATCCCCCTCCTGGTTGGGTTCAGACTGCACAACCGACCCGACATCGACGCTCATTTGTGGTGTCCTTTGCAGTCGGTGGAATGCTCGGCGCGGGGCTGGAAACACGCTGGACAAACAGGGCTCTCGTGGATGAATCGAGCCTGGGCGGCGAGAATCACGGACAGGGTCACTGCCACACCGCCCCGGCCGCGCGGTTGGTTCCGTATTCGAGGTTGGCCATGGTGCAGGCGAAGGCGACGACCGTGGCGACGATGCACACGATGAACGTGGCGTTAAGGACGACGGTCCAGTTCATTGTTGGTCCTTTTCGGCTAGTAGCTGGGCGATAGCGATCAACGCGTGAGTCTGCGCGGATTCGTAAGCACCGGTACGGGCTTCTTCCCGAGCGAACTCAATATGCTCGGCGGGGGTTTCAGGAGACTTAGGCATGCGGCTAGAACGGAGGAGCCCAGGCGTCGATCAGGACATCGAACGCGGCGTTCGCCATACGCCGCCACGGATCCTTCTCCGTCTCGGTCAGGGTGTTCCACGGGAAGATGCGGCCGCCGGATGTTTCCCCGCGGATCGCTTCGGCGACTTTCTCGATCAGGGCTTCACGCTCAGGGGTACTCATGGTTGGGCCTCGTATCGGTAGTGCTCGCAGGGCTTTCGGTCGGGCCGGACGGTGCCCGGTTCATCGCTGAGGTAGGTACGTGCCGGGTATCGGTGTTCGCGCAGCACCGGTTGGTCTGCGCCGCGTTCGGCCCACTCGATGTCCATCTGCGGCTCGCTATGGAACTCGGCGTCCAGATCGGTGCACGACGAAAACGGCACCAGGTCGCGGGTGGACATGAGTTCGTCGCGCTCGGTGCAAGTGATCTTGACCCACGGCATCAGCAGGACGATCCTTTCGTGAGCCATTCCGCCCACCCCTGATCCACCACAGGCCGCGGTGGTGTGGTGTCCGGGATGATGTGAATATCCGTATGCCCCGACGCGATGGCGTGGCGGTCTGCTTTCCACTGAGCGCAGTCTTCGCACGACTGGTCCCAGACACGGTTGCACTCCTTGCAATGAACCTGAATCACGCGATCGCCTCCCGCATGCAGTCGGTGCACCGCGTCAACCCACACATCGGGAATGCAGCATTGGTGGTCCAACCCAACGTCTTTCCGCACCTATCGCAGTCCAAGACATAGAACCGATCGCTCATGCCTCGCTCCATCCCGACACCCAGCGGGCAGCTGTGCGGTCACCGATCCATCCAGGCGGGAGAATCCACCCCTCGCGGGCGGGAAGGGTTTCACGGGTGAGTCCTCCGAGTGCTTTATCAACCTCAGAAGCCACATGCGCGGTGTGCACGCCGTCGCCTTCCTCCGACCACCCGCAGATGCAGTACTCGACATGATGCTCGCCGAGGAACCCTGTGTCTGCACCGTTGTAGGCGTGCGCATCGATCACCTCGATCATGAGGTTTTGGGCTTCGCTGCTCACAGTTCCTGCTCCCGCCAGTTAGGGTTGGCCGCCTCTACCGCGGCCGAGAAGTCTGCCAATTCGTCTCGCATCCAATCCGCGATCTCGCCATTGCGGCTGTAGTGCTTGAAGTGCTTGCCCGGGCGGGTGGCGGCCATCCAGCACGTGTGATCAATGAACAGGTCCAGGTGGACCGAGCGGTCGCCGCCGCGCCAATAGAACGTCAGGTCCCCGTTGTCCGGCGCAATCGAGGCGTACACGGTGTCCGGGGTGAAGAGCTGCTCCACCACCTTGTAGCCCCACTGGGCCATATGTAGGCCGATGTGCCCGCCGCTCCAGAGGTTGGCGATGTCCAGTTTGGCCCGCTCGGTGGCGGAGCGTGTATCAAGCTTCACTCTGGCCGGGCCGGTCATGATCTCTTTGCGATCCGGAGCGACGAAGTAAGTCCACGACCCGAATACGGAATCCGCGCGGCCGCATCGGGCGCACCGCCTGCCGTCGCTCATGCTTCCTCCCCTGTAGCCCGGATGACGAACAGCCACCGGCGGGCCTGCCGCGCCCAGTCGGACCTAGCCTCTTCGGATAACCGATCCCAGCGGGAACCGTCGCAGCCCGACCAGACCCACGCGTCGTAATAGGCGCGGGCAAGCCTCCGGGCCTCTTCCCTGGTCACCCCCAGATCAGCCATGGTGTTCCTTCCCTGCAGCCACAACCGCAGCAGCAGCGGCCCGCTTCGATTCCGCCACCGCTGCGAGAATTCCCGCAGCGAATTCCTCAATGGCGGCGGTCCCCCATAGCGCGCCGAACAAGTGGATCTCTCCGTCGGCGAACACTGACACGTCACCGAACGCGTAATCCTTGCGGCCGTTTTCAAACTCGTCGCCCGTTGCCTCGAAGTACGGTTCGGGTAGTTGGATTACCGCCACACCCGGAAGAGATAAGACGGCGTCAGCAAGGATCTCGCCCGGATCAACTCGACAATCCGACGAGCTACCAACGATCCGGTAATACGACCGGCCGAGGGCTTCTGTGAGTACTGCACGCAACTCGGGGTTGTTCATTCGTCGCCTTTCGGTTCTCGGTTTCTGTCTGTGAGCCGCCCGAAGTGGATGACCCGACCGGGCAGCGGCTTCCCCGGCAAAATCGTGTTGCTGCAGGGTTTGCCTTTGGGGGCTTTGCAGATGTCACACGACCGGGCGGTTTGGGCGGCCTGGACGCGAGGATCATCCGCAGACGACACAAACAACGTCATCAGTCCGGCCACCTGCCAATAAGCAGGTTGTGTGGCCAACCCTTACCGACACATATGTGCGCCTCAAACAACTCCCACGTCCAGCGTTTCCCACCCCACTCGATGTGAATGAATAACCGATCTCCGTCCACGCTGACGCTGTCCACCCGTCCGCCCTTCATGAAGAAAGGCATGGGTCCGTTGTTCAACAGCAGGTCCACGTAATCGGTTGTTGCCAACATCAGATGACCGACTTCGCCTCGATCTGGTCGGGGGTCGGAGTGTTCGATGACGCCCCAGTCGCACTCCCACCAGTGGCTGCATTGGATCTCTTCGTCCGGTCCGTACGGTCCGGGGCATTTGCATGGTCCGCGCGTTCCGAGGCGAATCTCGAGGCTCACTGTTCGTCTCCTGCTGTTGATTGCGGGGGCTGTGCGCCACGTGGAGCGCCGAACGTGGTATCCCGCTTGTCACCGGCGCTCATGACATCCGCCCACGCGTCAAAGCGCCCGTAGCCGCCAACTCCGCGGCCCGCACACGAGCCTCATGAAACGACGACCGCTGCAACACGACATTCGTCCCCGCAACCACACAACGAGCACCCACACCCGCCTTGCACCACGAACACCGAACCGTCAACGCATTCACCTTCGGCCGCACAAACACCCGCGGTTCCGGCGTCGGCTCCCCGTACCGGTCAGGCACGATCGATCGACTTCATCTCAGCGACCCGACCGACCGCGCGGGCCAGCCGGCGCTCCAGCTCCGCGTCACGGGCGTCCTCACGAGCTTCCCGTTCCGCCGGGGTTTCCCGCTCACACCGATCCCGACGAATCGCACGAGCAGCATCAACGAGATCCTTCGGCAACGGACGAAACCCATTCCCGTGGTCGGAGTACATCTTCGTCACCCCAGCCAGCACGTCGGCCTGGTTGAACTTCCACAGTTCGATCTGCTCAGCCCACGCCTCCACGGTGGCGCGGTTCGGCTGAGGAAACCACGGGTCGTATGCGGCGCACTTCGCGAGTGCCTGAGTGGCGATCTGCCGGTAATTCACTGTCCAATGGCCTTTCGTTCGTCGTGGTCGTCGTTGCCGAGAGCCAGCCAGCCCATAACTTTCGCCTCACCGGGAGCCATACCGTTCGGGGAGTCATCCGATCCGGGAAGGGACTCGCTGAGCCAGCAGTCACCGTTGAGCCACGTGGTCGGCTGCTTCGTGAACTTCGGAACTCGGTTGGGGTCGTTGGCGTACCGGATAGCCCCGGCGATCAGCTGCTGCTTGCTCGCTCGCTTGCACGCCCGCTTCCACGCTTCAAGAGCGGACTTCTTCGCGTCCTTGCGTGGGTAGTGCTGCCACCACTCTTCGAAATCCCTGGGGTAGATGGATCTGAAGGTGTTGGGGAAGTCGTCTTCGGTGACTGCGAGTTCGAGGGCGGGAACGTCTGACCCGTCAGGGTCGGACAAGTCTTTTAATCCCTGTTCCTCTGTTCCCCTGTTCCTCTGTTCCCCTGATTGAATTTGGGGGCAATCTTCGGGAAGGTTTCGCGCAGTGTTCGCGAAGGTTTCGCGAATATCGGACGGTTCAATCTGGCCGACCGGATCGGTAACGCCCTGACCTGCACCAATGCTCTCGTCGACCGGTTCGCGGTAGTCCTTCGTGCCGTCCGGACGCTGATACCTGCCCTTGTTCGGTTTGTCGATGTACTGCCACTTTTTCCAGTGCCTCACGTACACCAGCTCCTCCCCCGAGATGCTGTAGCGCACAATGAGACCAGCTTCGGACAGCCGGGATAAACTTCGCGAAACCTTCGCGCAGATTTCGGAAGACTTCGCGAGGTCGTGCGGGAAGGCGTCAGCGCAGAAGAGGACAACGTTGTCCTTGCCCACCCCGTTGTCGTCCACGTAGGACTCCAGGGCCTTCAACACGAGGCGTGTATCCCAATCGAGTTGAGCGATAGTGCGGCTGCGCCAGAACTCAGGTTTCGTTGACCTGATCCTCACGTGTCCTCCTCTTCGTCTTCTGTGCCTTCGAATCCTGGGCATAGGCACTGCGTGTACCGGGTCATGTCATCCGCATCCACGCCCAGCCGGGTTCGGCATTGGGGTGTGTGGGTGGAGCGGGGATGATCACACAACAGGCACGTCACGCGGCCCCCCCGTCGAACAACGTCAAATCACAAGACGTGCACAACGCGCCCACCTTCTCAGTGGGCTTGCCCTCACCATGACCCCACCGGCAATACGGCTCCGGCACACCCGCATCCCTAGCCTCAGCTTCTAAGGCTTCGATCTCTTCGGCGACTTCGGGGAACCAGAACCGAATTTCCTCCAACTCGCCCGGCTTAGCGAACGAGCCGCACAAACATTCACCGGACATGTGAAGCTTCTCCGACACCTCATTGACTGGGACGTCCTGTTGCATGAGCCGGTAGGTGTTCATGTCGAGCTTCGTCCACATCGCTAGGGGCGAAGCCCAGATCAGCGAACCATCCACTTCCCACAGGGGAATGTTGGTGCGTCTTTGGGATTCGGCTCTGCGGCGGCCGGCGATGTCGGTGACGCGTTTCGCTGCGGCCCATGAACCGATACCTCCGGAGAACATCACGATGTGTTTCATGCGGTGACTTCTTCCTCGATGTGTGCTCTGTGATCAGCAAAGGCGTGGTGTCGGCGGATGAAGTGTTGGGCTTCGTCGGTGGTGGTGAATTCGGCGGTGACGGGGCGGCCTTGGGTGCGGGCGCATTCGCCGCAAGCAACGGTGATCATGGGACCTGCCAGTTGATGGTGTCTCCTTGCTGGAGAATCTGTTCCAGGTATTTGACGACGGTGACGGTGGAGTTGAAGCATTTCGGTGGTTCGGTTCCACCGGTGACGATGTAATGGGGCCACGTCCCAGAAACCGTGTACATCACCTGAACAGCCCCTTCACGAGGAAGTACGCCAGCGACGGGGGTCCGGTGAATGCGAGGACGATGTAGGCGATCGCTTCGAGTTGTTCGGGTGTGAGGTTCATTGTGTTGCCTCCACAGGGTTAGGTATCCGGTAGGTGTTTCCGTCGTCGTCGAGCAACACCCAGTTGCCCCTGTAGAGGACGGGAACAGTGATAGGGGATTGGGATTGACGAACAAGCCAGCCTTCGGCGAACGCTTGCGCCCGATAGGACTCGACATGCCGGTGGCAAGCACCGCAGAGCCAACCAGCGTTGGAAGGAAGGTTGGTGTCCTCACGGCGAGACGATCCGAGACCACGGGGCCTGCGATGGTGTGCAGTAGCGTCTGAGGCGTACTCACCGCAGCGTTCACAACGACCGTGAGCACGCTCCCAGATCAGTTCCTTGACTTCCGGGGGAAACCCCGTGAACCGGCGACTCATGCGGGGGCACCGTTCTCCATGAGGTCATCGATGAACTCCCGCAACTGCTGGGGTTTCGCGTTCCTCGCGGTCACCTTGTACTTGCCGTAGAACTGGGCGGCCACCGTCTTCTCATCCAACGTCAACGCCGCGCACGCATCGCCCAGCTCGTGGAGCAGAGCGTTGCGTTCAGCCACCGCAGGATCAGGCGGTGCGGGGGCGTCCGGGTCCCCCTTGCACCACAAGTCGAGAGCAGCGCCGAACCTCATGCCCGCGTTCCGCAGCGCGTCACCGATGGCTTCCTTGACGGCGTTGGGACCTTTCTTCCCGCCGGCGTCGCCGTATCCGATGCGGGTAACACCACAGATCGTGAGGCGGATCCACAGACCGCCCTGCTCATCCAGAAGCGGCAACCCGTTCTCCCCTACCGCGAACGGCTCCCACGTCCACAGTGGGTCCACGTCCAGGAATCGGGCGGTGAGGTAGCCGTGGCCAAGGAAGTCGAGAGTGATGCCGCCCTTGGGAAGTTTCCCAATCTGGTTCGGCGGGAAAGGTTCCCGGAGCTTCGCAAGTCCTTCCACATCAGGTTCGCTCATCGCGCAGCCTTCCTCAGTCGATACTCCGCAGCAGCAGCGGCGGCAGCGGCCATCGCGGCGTCCAACGTTTCCTCATACCCCCACGCCAAAACCCGCGCACACGTGTTGTCCTCAACAGACCAACGGAAATCACCCGCCACATCGGACGGATTGATCCACGCGTTGCGCCGATCACCGGGCAGTACCGCACGCCACCTACCGGGGCCAACAAAACCGGTGAACCACTCCCACGTGAGGGTCTGGCCTTCGCTACTCATGCTGTCCACCTGTCCGCCAGCCGGTCCAACGATCCGATCACCGCATCAACCCGAGACAACGCCTTGTTCACAACTTCCAAATTCAGTTCCAGTGCTTCACGGTCCAGGAACGGCAACTGCGGCCCCTCCGACAACAGCTCATGCAAAGCACACCTCGCGTCATCAAGTGCGGCTGCGCCGGCTTTCGCGTCATCCCTCGCAGTGATGACCCTCGTATCAGTGATCATTCGTCTTCCTTGTCTTGGTATTTGGAGCAGCGGCAGCGTTCATGCCCAGCAGGGCCGTGATAGTTGGTGGCTTCACAACTGGTGTCCCACACTTGGCGGAACCGATCCCACGCATACCTGTGCCAGGACCGGTTGTGCCCACACCTGCACATCACGACGCCTCCAGCCGACGGAACTTCTTCAGCAACGCGGTGAACTCAGCAGCCTGCCTCTTGGTCCACGCCCGCCCAGGAAAGTGCTTCTCAATGGTGGTGCGGGACACCCCCAATGTGCGGGCAACCTCCTGGTAGGAGGCGCCGTCCTCGAGGAGGTATTCGGCGAACTCCAGCTGGTCTGCGGTGAGTGGGGTGAACCTGTCAGGGTTCATCACCCGCGCATCGGCTGCGGCCCTCACACGAGTAACCGTGCGTGGTGAGCACCCCGCAACCTCAGCAATATGCCTGGCGGAAAACCCGTCACGAGTCATCGACAGGATCCTCTTCACCTGCTCATTGGTAAGTCGGTTTCCGTTGCTCATGCGACCTGCTCCACTTCCTCAGTGATCCACGCGAACGGATCCTCCACATCAGGGATGCCAGCCAACGCGGCCATGAGTAGTTGGGTGCGCTGGTCCTCGGGAAGCTTGGTGAGGTAGTCCCACACGCCGATGGAGTCGCCGACACGGATACGCCTGGACAGCCACACAACGGTTGCGGCGGTTTGCGATTCCCAATCAGCTGCCACCGACTGGCCCGACATAGGGCATTCCTGCAGCAGCTTGTCCGGGTGTGCTTCCACAATCCCGGTGTGGATCACCCACGCGGCTTGACCACACAGGGGGCACTGCTGCTGTTCTGCGTCGGCCAAGTCGGCACGATCACGTTCGATGGTTCTGACTGTGCAAAACGATCGCCGAGCTAACTCAACCTCGGGGAGGTTCGGGCGGCGACGCACCAACATTCGACGCTCATCGGTGTTGAGCCGCATCGGTGTCCCGTTGGAGGCGCACTCGACAGCGAACCAGTCGATGTTCATGCTCCCCGCCTCTGCTGTCGGCGAGCCAACGCATAGGCACGGTTCTTGCATTTCGTGGAGCAATACTTGGCGCGGCGGTGTTTCGGTGTGAAGTCGCTACCGCAGATCGCGCAAGGCATCATTTTGCGTTGGTTCACCGGGGTCATTTCTCCACGCCTGATAGCCCGTCGTTCCTTCTCCGTGAATCCACCCCAAATACCCCAGCCCTCGTTGTGTTCCAGGGCGTATTCGAGGCAGCGTGCTTGTGCGGGGCATTTCCAGCAGGTTTCTTTGGCGTCGTCGTTGCGGATCCCTTTCTCGGGGAACCACGCCTCCGGGTCGAGCTGTGTGCAGATCGCGTCGCGGCGCCAGTCTTCGGTGTGAACTTCAGCCAACCGGATGAACGGGGAATTCGGCATCACACCCACCCCGTGCCGCTCAAATGTTCAGGGCAGAACGATGCGGTGGCGGCACCCACGAAATACCCTGAGTCATACAGGTCCAGGTTGGAGTTGTTGTACACGAAGACTGAGGCTTCGTACATGGTGTAGCCGGTGTCGAGGACGTCGCAGACGGCTTTGCCGGCGTTGATGACGGCGGGTTTGGAGCTGTAGGTGATGCCTTCGGAGTCGAGTGCCATGACGAACGCGTCGGATGTGATGTCTGCTTTGGCTTCTGGTGCGGCGAGTCCGGGGCCGATGATGCCCGCGGCGATCAGCAGGGGCATCGTCCACCAGTACTTCCAATGAGCCATGGTCATTCACCCCCACCTAAGCGCCTCAACGAGCGGACACCGAGGAAAGCTGAGATGAAAGCCATGACGACGTGGATGGAAGCTTCCACCAATCGATCGTCAGACAGGGCGAATGACATGTTGGCGAGGGCCAGCGGAACACCGATGACTGCTGCCCAGATGATGAAGAGGTCGACGGTGCGGGCGTTCATGCTGCGTCTCCCTCGGTGAGGTAGTCGCGCAGCAGCCCGACAACGGCGTCGCCGTTCATCTGCTCCCAGATCGTGGGTTCGTTCTCCCAATGGTGCGGCGGCAGGAACGGGCGGAACCACGACACACTCTCCGTGTGGATCAACACCAGCTCCGCCAGGTCCTCCAGTTCCTTCAATAGGTCCAGGTCAGCCATGGGGGCGTTGCGGGTGACGGGCAGGTCAGCCCAGGTTGTTTGGTGGTTGTCCCACCATGAGGGTTTAGAATCTCGATCTAGCATCGGAAGCGTCCTTTCTTTGGTTGTGTTGTTTCCGGTGTTAGGGCCGTCGCCTCGTTGCCTGGGGCGGCGGCCCGCCTGCGTCAGCCGTGGATCTTTGTTTGGATGGGTTGATCTATCTCGGGGTGATGCGGTAGTTCTCCAGCAGTGACTGGGCGACAACGCCGGGGTTCACCCCGGACGCGCCGGGCGCGGTCGTGAAGTAACGCAGATGGCGTTCCAACTCGGCGGCCGTCGCATGCTGTTGCCTCATGGCGGCGAGTTCTTCCGCGGTCGCAGAATCCAGGAACTCCCCCAACTCCATGAACTCGTCGAGCAGTTCGGCTTCCTCAGCCTCATCGCAGATGTCCTCAGCGAGGAGTTCGCATTCCACTGTGGGGCAGGTGCATTTGGAAGGTCCCGGCGCGGGGGGAGGCGGGGGAACCATGCCCGCGCCGGGACCAGTGTCACCCACCGAGACGGGTGACGGGTCTGCCGAAACCCGATGCCCGGCAGAGGCATGCAGCTTCCACGCGGCCTGGTGCATGTCACGGCACAGACCGCGAGTCATCTTGTGTTCAAAGCACCAGTACGCATCGTCGATCACCTGCATGGGCGACATGCCACCGCCGGGTTCGTGGACTTCTTCCTCAGCCTCCGCAGCCGCAAGACCATCCGCGTAGTCCAAGCCGAAATCCCGACCCAACGCATTGCTCATGGCCTGACGCTCAAGCTTGGCCAGCCACGGATCCACCACAGCACCCACCAAGGCGAGTCCGTCATGAATCACGTTGTTAAACAAACGCTCAACAAGATTCACTGAAGCTCCTCAGAGGTGTAAATCAGCTTGGCGGTATCGCAGGGCCAACGGTGTCTACACTCGCTGCACTCTTCGACAGAATCGCCGTGCTCATCGATTGGGTGGTGTAGTTCGCGGATCGGCTTCAACACCTCGCGGGCAGCAACAACAAGGTCTCTATTGGGCGTCGGGTATGCGTAAACCAGCTTCATAACCCGTGTCGCAGCTTCTACTGCTGGATCGCTCACGCTGTCTCCCCTAGTTCTTGTAGCCGGCACCGCAGACGGGCGTTCTCCTCACGCAACGCCTCCAACTCCGCCGCCTCACGCATCTGCCTCGCGTCGAACTCCGCCAACGCTTTCCACAACCCAGACGGACGAACCTCGCCCGTACTCACGCGGACCTCGGCTCATAACTACGCGACTTCATCCACTCATCAACCTCATTCAGGTCAACACGCGCCTCCCGACCGTTACCGATCGGATAAGCCTTCAACCCATCGTTTTTGACGGCTTCCCGTATCAGCACGTCTGATTTCAAGCGGAGGTATGACGCGGCCTCTTTGAACGTGGCCCATCTGGGAGTGCTCATTTCGGATCCTTAGGTTTCGACTGGAACAAAGGCTTCTTCGGCTTCGGGCGTGAATGAAACGTCATCGCGGCTCCCTCATCGCGTTGCGGATGATGGTCAGCTGGTCGATCAGATCCGTGAGTTCATCGGCATCCAGGAGAACGTCACCCTCGCGGTATCCATCACCGACGTACAAGTAGGCCAATTCGGATCCGTTGTTTTCCCCGAGTCCAACGGTCACACCACCATGGCCTCTCTTGAGGATCTGGGTGGGCTCTGCATAGAAAGAGAAGCTCATGACACGGCCGCCAACGCGAGTTGCCCGGTGCCACCGAGACGCTTATGCAACTCCGCCAAACCCTTCGGCGTGATCCGCACCGTGGGCTCACCATTCACCCACTCACCGCGAGACTCATGCCAAAACGGCTTCGCCACTTTCTCCGCGAGACGACCCGTCTCCAACTGATCGCGGTACGCCTTCCAACGGCCCTGCCGCTTGAAAACCCAACCGATGCTCGACATGTACTGGAACAGAGCGCGTTCCTTGATATTCACCGCCGGGTCGCGAGACAGCACCTTCGACGCATCCGACACCGAGTAGTCACCCGATGCCTCGGCCAACTCATTCCACGCCGACGCCGGCACCGACAACTCCAACGCCTTCGCCTCAGCCAGCTCGGCGCGAGTCTCCGCCTCAACCACCCACTGGGCAAGAGTCTTGCGGTCAGGAAGCGCAATATTCGTATCGACAGCGGAATACCCGCCGGTCTTGCGGATCGACGGCAACACCTCATGCGTCATCCACCGCTTGAACGGCTTCACCTTCGGCGACCGGCTGATCATGAGCAGTGACCACACACCTGCCTCGGTGACCGCGACCATGCGTTGCGGTCCGCCAGGGGTGTCCACGAACAGGTACACCCTTTCGTCGTCGTCCAGTTGGACGATCGCGTCGCGGTACTTCGAAATCCCCGCGGCCTCGCACACGTCCTTGGCAACCCAGTAGGGCTGATCGGTGAACACGTGCCGCACGTTGTGGCCCTCGAACGCATTCGATGTGGGGACGAGTCCTGGTTGTCCGGTGGTTTTGTCGAACACGGTCTGCTGCACCTCGGGTGTGTGGTGGGTCAGATGCCAGTGCTCACCGCTCGGGCACTGGTAGGCGTAGAGGCGTTCCTTGCGGTTGCCGTGGCCGGCGTACTTCTGTCGCTGCCACCGGTTCGCTTCGGCTTGAGAGCGGTACTGCTTCTTGCCGGGAGTGGGGCAGACGCCCCGGTTGATACGCTGTAGTTCAGACATTCGAGCTTCTTCCTCGTTGTCTCTGCCCTCACCTGCTGCACACAGGTGGGGGCTTCTTCTATGCGGCGGGGTTTTTCTGCTCTGCTGGCCGCTCCAATACGGAGACGGGAACCTTGAGCGCGACGGCGAGCTTCTTGGTGACGGTGGCGTTCGGCCACCGGTCACCGTTCTCAAGCTGGGAGAGGTAAGGGGCAGAGACTCCGCTTTCGCGGGACAGTTCGGCGGATGACCAACCTGTGCGCTCACGGATGACCCGGAGTTCCTGCCACACCCCGTAGGACTGTTTGACCATGCCGCCAACTGTACTGCGAACAAGTGCAAACCGCAAGAGTTCGCGCGCAGTTCGCGCCAACAATGCTGTGACCTGCAATGTTCGAAAACTACAAGCGTGTAACTGCAAAGAATCGGGGTTGTGCAAGCAGTGGACTTTGCACCTGTTTGCACGCGAACATGTAGGCGTGAACGAGAACAAGGAACACCGCGAAGACTGGCCATTCGGGCCAGAGCTCAAGCGGCACAGAGAGCGCGTCGGGCTATCTCAGCGCGAAGCCTCACGGCGCACAACGCCACCAGGCAGCGACAAGCCCGCCGTCAGCGCAGGACGGTGGAAGCAACTGGAAACGGGGTGGCAGATCAACAAAGGGACACTGATCCCAATCGGAACGACCGCATCCACCGTGGCCGCCGCTGCCCGAGCTGTCCAATGGGATGTCAACGAAGCTCTGGCGATAGCCGGATTTCAACAGTCAGATATTCCACCGCCGCTACCCGAGCCGGCGATAGTCCGCTACTCAGACGACGAACTTCTCGCCGAAGTCCGGCGACGACTAAAGGAGGCAAGAGATGTCATGGAAACTGCGCAGACGACGCGAACACCGCGCGAAGCGCGTCAAGACCAGGAGGGCGACCTAGACGCCGCGACCAGTGACACGACGCATCCGCGCCAACCTCGGGCCGGCGAAACAGTTGGGGCGGAGATTCGTGATCGCGTCGCCAGGAGCGTCCGGGCACGTCAACGCCGCAAGGACTAGACGTGCCCGACGCAACGTCCATGTTGTTGGCGGACACTCGTCCATCGCGTTCAGAATCCGCACCAGCAGAGTGTCGAGTTCGTCATCAAACATGGGCTGCACCTACCGAAATCACCAGCACCGGTCACCCCTCGCAACCGGATGCGTAGACGCTAACGGATCATTGCCAAGATCGACACAGGAAGCCCAAACATGGGAATGTCACGATCAGATAACGCCAGTGCGCGAAAGTTAGCCACCAACACAGAAAGACCACTACCAGATGACCACCAATGATCGCGCAGTGTCACCAGGGAAGGTGATGGTCACCGCGCTTGCTGTGCTCGCCGTCGTAGGCATCGTCTCCGCACGCAACGACGACGACGACAGAAGCGCATCACAAACCACCACATCCACAACCACCACCACTACACGGCCCAACCCGTACCGCACCATCCCCGGCGACGGCACCCACAACATGGGCGGCGCAGACGGATACGACTGGGGCACCTACACCGCCACCATCCCACCCAGCTCCCCCGGCTGCACGTGGGCGGTCGTCAGCGTCTCCGACTACCGCGGCGGCGAAACACTCCGCGAAGGTGAAGCACCATCCGGCACTGTCCGCGCGAACATCCAACCCGATGGTGTCGCGTCGTGGACCGGCACAATCAATGGGGATCACCGGATCGTGTTCCGCACGAGCGGCTGCGGAACTTGGACCATGACGGAGTGACCCCCGCCAGAACGCAAAAAAAGCGCCCTGCCGGGGATGGTGAATCCCTCGGCAGGGCGCATTTACAGTCGGTCGCCTTATTTTGTTTCTAACGCAAACGTCGATGGGAGTAGCTCGGACAGCCCCTGCATGGCCTCCAGATGCCTCGCCCGGTCCGCATGCGCATAGATCCGCTGCGCATCCACACTCGCATGACCCAAGATCTCCATACGCGTTTGCTCATCCACACCCGCTGCGCGCAGCAATGTCGACGTGGTGTGCCGCGAGTTGTGCGGCGGCAACGACTCCGTCGGACCGATCACCCCAGCAGCGCGGAACACGCCACGCCACACGTCGTAGTCCGAACGGGGATCGATCGGCTTCCCCTCCTTGTGCCACACCAAGCCGTGCGGATTGTCGGTGCGGAGTTTCTGCATCGCCACATACAACGGCGGCAACAACGGCACCTCACGCCAACCAGCGTCCGTCTTCGGCCGGGTGAACAACAACGACCCCTCACATTCCTGATACTCGAAATGCGCCGGCAGGTCCCACCGGGACTGCGGGCATGCCCATGCCCGTGTCTTCCCGCAAGGCCAGTACGGGGGTTTCTTGGGCATACGGTCGGGCCTGGCCAGCGGTGACGGTTCGGGCAGAGGATCCCCACAGCCGTGGACGCGGGTTTCCGATTGCAACTGCCAAGCGATGGTGATCCACCCCTGAGCGGGGTTGTCGACGTAGGGCCAGCGCAGGCCGAGGAGTTCCCCACGGCGGGCGCCCGTCAAGAAACCGGCGGCGATCCGCACCGCATCCGGTTCATCGCACACCTGGAACGCGGTGTGGATGATGTGCTGAGCCACGTCCGCCGGGAAGCCGTTGCGTTTCTTCTTCCGGTACTCAGGTTTGTCGACCAAGGCGGCCACATTCCTGGTCGCCACACCCTCCGCTACCGCATCGTCCAGGGCTTTCTGGACGATGACATGGACCAGCTCGGCGGTGCGGGAGGCCCCGATCTCGGAGTGCAGGTCCCGCACATGCTGCGGGGTGAGCTTGTCGATGCGTTTCGCGCCGAGGATCGGGTTGATGTGGTTGTGGATGGCGGCCCGGTAGTCGTTGAGGACGCCGGGGCGGACTTTACGTTTGGCGTGGATGTTGTCGATCCAGTGCAGCATCCACTTCTCCACAGTTGTGGATGAGGTGGTGGCGATGCGGCCCTCTTCGACGTCGCGGCGGAGTTGTTTGAGTTTGGCCATGGCGGTGTTGCGGTCAACGGAGGACACCCATTTGTAGCGGCGGTTGCCGTTGCGGTCGGGGGGTAGTTCTACTCGTCCCATCCATTTGCCGTCGGCGCGTTGGAAGAACGCTCCGTCTCCGCGGGTTCTGCGTTTCTTGGTTGCCATCGTTTCCCTCCCAGGGGGTCACCCTACGGTTCACCCTACGGTGCTGCGCAGCATTACGCAGAATTGCGCAGTATCGGGTGTCTACCTGCGGGTTTGACAACGTTTCTCCTGGTATGCAACCTATCATCCGCTGACTCTTAATCAGCGGGTCGGGGGTTCGAAACCCTCACGGCGCACAGGTCAGAGGACATAAGCCTCAGAGGGGATCACCCTAAAGGTAACCCTATAGGGGTTTTCACTGGTCCTACATGTCGTCGCGCCGTCGTACTCTCTTTTCATAGGGGAGCATGAGGATCCAACTGAGCTTGCTGTGCCTTCGATTGAGCGGTTGAAGCATCTGGAGCGTCGGCGGACAGCGATCACGGTTCCCAACGATGGCTGAAAGAAGGATGAAATGACTACAGCTACTGACCGCTACGAAGCTGTGATGTGTGGTGGTTGTGAGGTGAAGTCGGATGACGTCGTTTACGGCATGTGCACCGCTTGTGGTTCTGTTGAGGTCGCGTTGATGCAGCCCACTGGCAGTTACCCGACCGGCCACGGATGCGAGATGTGCAACTGATGAACACCGATGATCGTTGCGGCCGGTGCGGTCAACCGTTCAAAGACGGGGAGACAGTTATCGACACCCTTCCCCCAATGCACCACACATGCCAAAACCTGGATGCCTCCGAACGATACAGAGCTGCCCGAAACCCCAAGCACTAGTAGATACGCGAAAAGAGGGCCGCCCGCTTGCACTGGAGAGTGTGTGCAAGCGGGGCGGCCCCGTAACCTCTCCTGAAGTTCGATGCTTCATGAGGCGTTGATTAAGCCAGGACGTGAATTAACAGCGCGACGATCATCCCCGCGACGACCGCCAGCCACACCGACCGCCACAACTCCAACTGCGGATCACTCATCATCCGACTCGTCCCAGTAGCGGCCCACCAGGCCCTCAGTCAGATAGTCAGGCTGACCTACTGGGGTGATGATCGTCGTCGCACCCAAGTCCATCCGGTCGGCGGTGATCCGCTCCAAGCCGGCGACCACAACGTAGTGCGCGACCTGCCAGCCTTCGCCCTGCGCATCCAGGCTCTCTTGGATGGCGGCCTTGACTGGATCGGCGGGCCTCACGACAGCACCCACGCTTTGAGCGCGTCCCACAGGAACCCTACCGTCACTCCGTGGTCTAGAAACGTGCACACTCGAACGTTCACCGATCAAACCCCTCTCACAGCGCTCATGCGTTCCGGCTCGATGGACAGTCGTGAATGCGCCCCGCAGTTGGTGCAGCGGCGCATCGTGTACGTCAACACATTCGCCACGTACCGCCGCGGGATCACCACAGTTTCACCACCGCACCGGTTGCACACCATCAGCTTGTCCTCGCCGTCAACGAACAGTGCGGGATGGTTTTTGATGTGTGGCCGCAGGAAGTCGTACAACCCCTGCGTGGCTACCACATCGCCAGCGCAGTACGACACCAAGCGTTCCCGATCCGCGGCGCTCTTCCCTGTCACGGCGCGTTCCATCGCGCCCCGGTCGTAGCGGTCAGTTTTGGCGGGCAGGCCAACGATCTGACAGAACGCGTCCAAACCTTTGAATGGGGCACCGGATTTGAACTCGCGGCGTAACACCTTCAACGTGTCAACGGTTTTGAACGGAGGCAGCGGAGGTAACCCGGCCTCCAAATGCAGATCGCCCTTCAGCCACGGCACGTCAGCTTCGTCGATGTAGTGGCCGACGACGATATCCGCTTGGGATAGCAGGTTGTGGACGCGCCGCAGGAACCGTTTGCGTCCACCTTTGTCCCATTCGGCGAGCTGGATAACCTCGGGCTGGTCATACCACTTGGCGCACACAATAGTGGTGCGCGGCATGCGGGTCACCGTCTCGTACTGCACGTACCGGTTCTTCAGGTCTCCCCTGCCCCACCAGTATTGTTCGGTGATTCCGGGGAGCCGTTCAACGTCGAGGATCAGGATTTTGTTGCGCACACCTTCGGCGATGCGCACCTGGCGAAGGTCGCTAGTCAGCGACATGATGGTTCCTCGCGTGGTGCCGCCACGCTGTTGGATTCATGTCTGGCATGCCGTGTTTGACGAGGACCCGCAGTATGTCGGTGAACCTGACGTCGCCGCGTTTCGCGGACTCCAACGAGGATTTGATCTCTGCACGTTCCTGCTTCGACCGGGCACCAACCCAATCACATGCGGGGCAGGTGCGGGGCTCCAAACCTGCAAGATCGGCCAATAGTGACATTCGGTGTTCCCTTTCCCGGTGTTTCATCGGTCGCGTCGCTTGTCGCCTTCGATGCGTTCCAGCCGCTCAGTCCGCAGTTCCTCCCTCAGTCCACTGATGTCCCGCTGGACTTGTTTGAATCCGTCCCGCACCAGATCGCGTATCTCGTCGAGGTCGTCGCGCATGTTGGTGTCATGGGTGTTGACGGTCTGCTCGTGAATCTCATCGGTTTTCGCGTCGATCTGTCGGGCACGTTCCCGGCCCTTGCGTTGCCCTCGAACAGTGAGGACACCGACAATTCCCGTTCCGATCGCTGCGATCGTGGAAGGTAAACCGATGATGAGCAGTCCTATCAGGTCGATACCATCTTCTGGCTGGTACGCGGCATCCATCGCTTCGCGCACCGACTCCCACATCATGCGGCAGTGACCGCTCTAGTCGCCGAAGCCGTTCCGGGGTTGCCGCGGCGTTCCGCGCCGATAGACATCAGCAGTGACACCACTGCGGCGCCGCCGGACACTGACAGCACCGACACCCAATCGGTGGCGAGTAGGTCAACCGCGCCCGCGCCGAGTGTGGCGATCGCGGTTTGGGCGAACGTGCGGGCCGCGCGTTCGGCGGCGTCGATCCAAAACGAACGTGTCAACATCAGGTGGTCCCCCTTATGTGCGTAGGTAGTCGATGGCGGGCTGGACGTTGTAGTCCACGTGCGGGCCGGTGCGTTTCGCGAAGAACATGCCGGCGTCGAGGATCGCTTTGGTGATCGCGATCGTCTCCGGTAGCGGGGCCTGCACAAGTTCGATTACTTGGGCGAGTAGCGAATCGGGTCCGGTGAACAGGTCCAGGTCGCGCACGATCTGCCATATGGCGTTGCGGACCTCTTGTGTGTCGCCCGGTTCGGTGCACGCGTACAAGTCGCCCTGGTGTGCGTAGTCGCGCCACCACGGCGGGGTGTCACGCATACCGTTCGATGAGACGCCCTGAGTGTTCGATGGGGCCATTGGTGAGCCGCCGTGATCAGCCCACACGTGACCGAGTTCGCGGTTCGGGTTGCCCCACGTCACGGCTTTCTCGATGTGCGGCTTCATCCAGTGCAGGGAGCCGGTTTCGGGTGCGATGTGGTTCATCCACAGTTCGGAAACCACTACCGCGCCTTGGGAGTAGCCCGCTAGGGCGGCGCCGTGGGTTTCGATGCGTTGGCGCCACCGGTTAGCCTGGTTGTGAGCTTCAGTGATAGCGGCAGCGATGGATTTGCCCATCGGGAACGGGGCCGCGGGGTAGCCGACGGGCTGCCACAGGTATTTGTCTTCGACGGCGCGGGCGGTGTCGGCGTCGGGGCCGATCCACCAGGGAACACCGGTGCCGCACACGGTGATCAGAACAGGCCGGGTGTCCACGACGGGGCGCGGTAGGTAGCCCATGACGTACTTGGTTTCGGCCCCTACAATCCCCGGGATGTAGAGCCCGTCGCGCAACAGTCCTGCCGCGTTGTAGCGGGACTGCATTTCAGCGACCGCGGCGGTCATCTGCTCGTCGTAGAGCGGGGTGTCGGTGAGATGCCCAGCGTAGGAGGCGAACTTTTTCCGCATGAACGTCTTGATCCGGCGGATTTCCTCGGACGAATCACCCAACCCGAGGCCCACATACTGCCCGTCGATGCGCATCAGGACTTGCCCTTGACGTCGTAGCAGCCTTCGATGCCGAGCTTCGCGCCGATCGCCGCCACGGCGTCAACGAGGGTGCGGTGTCCGAGCTGCGGCCACAGGATGCGCAGCTGATCCCACACCTCTTTGTCGTAGTCGGGCGGCAAGGCCGGGCCAGGCTGCGGTGCCGACGGCTGCTCACCGGGGAACACGAACCCGTCCAGGTCTTTCTGGACTTCGCCGCGGAACCAGTTCATGTCGAGGTTGCCGGGGTCCCACTTGCCCTGTGTGGCACCGGCCCATTCCTTATGGCCGATGACGTGCTTGGAGTCATGGCCGAGTCGTTTCAGCACCGCCGCGGTGGCGTCGCGCATGGTGATGATCTGGGCGTCGGGCCAGCGCTGCGCGGGATCGAACGAGCCGTCGGGGCGGATGGTGGGCCAGGCGCACTCGAAGCCAATGAGCCGCTGATTGCCGTTGTTGGTGCCGACGCCGGGATACGAGCCGGTCCCAGCGTGGTTGCATGGGCCGACGGCGATCAGGTGGCATTTCCCGTCGGGGGTGATGAGGCATTGCGATAGTGGGCCTCTCAGGTCGGGGCGGCCGTCACGGATTCCGGCGACGGTTTCTCGGTCGTTGCCGGTGTGGTGGATCATGACGCCCCAGATGTCGCCCATTACGCCGCCGGTCCCGCGTTCTTTCCAGTCGGCCTGGGCGACTACGAGTCGGTCGCCGAGGGCTTCTCGTAGAACGTCTTCGAGCCAGACGGGATCTCCGCTGAATCCCACGTTTGCGTCCTCTCCTGCGAGCTGGTTGTAGTAGTTCTGCGCTTCGGACATGCGCTGTCCGTATCGATCTGGGTATGCCGAGCGTTGAATGGCTTGGGCGTGCGCTCCCGGGTCGCCGGTGCTGTAGTCGCGGGTCTTGAGGCGTTCGAAGAACAGTCGGGCGGACTTGTAGGGGTCCATGCAGGTGGCTGCGTCGCCCCACCACCATGCGCCGTTGCCCCACACCACTTGCTGCTGGAATAGGCCGACGCTGCGCCCGTCGTTACCTACGCGTTCATGTGGAAGGCGCAGTGATTCTGGGACTTTCGCGTTGGCCCACATGTACCAGTCGGACTCTACGAACACGGTTGCGAACGCGATGACGATTCCGCGCGGGGTGATGCCGAGGTCGTTTCCGGCGCGTAGGATTTCGCGCGCGTAGGTGTCGTTGGTGTGTGTCACCGCTTGCTCCCGCCGAGGATTCCGCCGAGAACGGGGATGGAGCGGAGCGCGCCGTCGATGATGTTGATGACCTGTTCTGGAAGGTTGGTCAGGTCGGGGAGTTTCGCGACGATCTGGTCGTCCAAGTTGGACAGGTCGGGCAGGTTCTCGGTGATCCTGTCGGCGATGCGGTCGGCGATCCTGTCGGCGAGTGGTCCGAGCAGTTTGAGCAGGATGATTCCGAGACGGTCCATGTCCGGGGTTCCTTTCGGGCATAGAAAAACCCCCGCGCACCCAAGTGGGTGGCGGGGCTTTTTCTGGGGTGGGTTTAGAAGTAGAACAGGGTGTCGCGTTCGATGAAGAAGTCGATGGCGGGGTTGCCTGTGGCGAACATCCAGGACAGGACACTGGTGAGTGCGATGCCTCCGAGGAGTCCGGTTCCGAGAGCCCCGGCTATGCGTTTCACAGTGGGCTTGGTCACGGCAGCCTCCTGACCGTGACGCGGGACGTGTCGATCAGGTGCCTGCGACCTTGGTCGTCAGCGACAGTCAGGACGGTTCCTGTGGTGAAGAGGACTGTTGCGTTCCAGCCGGCGGGGCCGCGGGATTGAACGTGGATCTTCATGGCGGGTCACCAGGTGTCGGTGGTTTCGACGTGGTGGCGGCCGCCGCCGCAGTGGCGCACGCACTTGTAGATGTGTTTGGTGCCGTCCATCTTGGGTGTGCCGTCGGCGTGGGTGGCGTATGTCCAGTCGGCTCCTGCGCCGCCGCTGCCGGTGGCGCATGCGTGCTTGTAGATCTGCCCGTGGCCGGTGCCGTGATTCGCGCAGTGGGCGGGTGCGGCATCAGCGACTGCGGGTATTCCGAGGGCGAGTGCGGCGATTGCGAAGACAGTCGCGGTGGTGGTGCGTAGCATTGGTGGGCCTCCTGTTGGGGGTGGGCCGTCCGGCGGGGTTGGTTTCTCAGGCCTATCGCCCCGCCGGGCGGTGTCTTTCTGCCTCAGACTGTATAGCCGGTTACACACCTTGTCAACTGCGTATAACGTGCTACTCTTCCGGTGTGAACATCGCGGATCGACTCGACGAGAACCACGTCAAGCGAAAGAAGAACGCCGCCGAATTGTCGGCATTGACAGAAGAGATGTTCGCGCTCATCAGGCAGGCGTACGCCGACGGGATGCCCGCGCCAGAAGTTGCCCGTCGAGCCGGCATTACGCGTGGGCGCGTTTACCAGATCATCAGGGCCGAGTGAGCTTGACCTACTCCCACTCGATCTTGTTGTAGCCATCACCGCCACTGCCGGCATCCGTTCCCGTGCCGCTACCTCCACGAGATCCGTTGCCGCCGTTCCCGGCTGGGCCGCTACTAGAGCCAGCACTCGCCGAGTTAAAGGTGTTGTCGTTGGAGAGCATGCCGCCGGCCCCGCCACCGCCCGCGCCTGCACCGTTTGAGCGGCTCTGCCCATTGGTGGGGCTGCTGCCGCCATTGCCGCCGTTGCCGCCGTTGTATGTGGAGGCCGACACACCGGAAACTGAAGCCGTGCCGCCGGAACCGCCGTCACCGCTGCCAGAGGAGTTGGTACCGCCTTCGCCTCTTTGGCCGCCGCCGGCCGACATGGAGACGCTGCCGGAACTGAATGTGGAAGCACCACCATTCGATCCGTCCTTGCCGTCACCCGAGGTGATAACCCTTGAGCCACCGGCTCCCCCGGTGCCGCGGGTGATGGTGTACGTCTCCCCTAGCGATGACCGCGGAATCCAAGTGCGGTCGATGAAAGCGCCGCCACCACCACCGCCGCCACCGTACCGGTAACCAGAATTGGAGCGACGGCCTGAGCCGCCACCGCCGCCTGCGCCGCCAAGGGTGACCCAGCATCCGGACGCCCCTGCGGGTACAGGCTCGTCGGTAAGGTTGACGTTCTCCAGGGTGAACGGTTCGAACGTCGGCCATAGCTTGTCGAAGCTTGAACCATTCCAGGCGTGCAGCTCAACATCGACGAACGCAGTACCGTTCCACACTTTGAACGCGGTGGGGTCAACGAACGCCGTGCCGTTCCAAACTTTCACGGCACCACCACGTACAACACACCCGCCGTGCCGGTACCAGGAAGGGTGGTGCCCATCCACATCCCGGACGCGCTGCCGGATTTCTGCACCGACGAATCCGCTTTACCCAGTGAGGTTTGCACATCCGAAGCCAGCTTCGATTTCGCAATCGCCGCGCCGGTATTGATCTTCGCGTTGGTGATCGCACCGTCCTGAATCTTGGCCAGGGTCACCGAGTTGTCCAAGGGTGTCCGCTGGTCCGACAGGCGCGAATCATTACCCACACACACCGTGGAACCACTACTACCCACGGGGATGCGAGCAATGTCCAAAGTGCCCGAGGAGATATCGGAGGCCGAATGCGTGTGCGACGCGGCGGCCTTACCGTCAAGCTGCGTCTGAACATTCGACGTCACACCATCGACATAATTCAACTCCGCCGTTGACGCCGTAATGCCGTCCAAGACGTTGACCTCGGAAGCGCTCGCCGTCACATCGGTGACATCGGCCAAAACGTGGTCGTGGGCGAGGTCGGCCTTATCGTCCAGCCCCTCATGCGCCCCTTCGATACCGTCCTCGATGTGGTTGAGACGATCCGCCGACAACGGGGTATTCGTTGAGGGAACGTTCTCCCACGACTGCTTCGAATAAGCCATACCAAACCCCCTCCTAGGGTTGCGCCCGCAAACCCCTCGGCACCAGGCACGAATACCCGTCACCCGGAAGCACCGCGAGGGCGGTGTTGATCATTTCGGTGATCGCCGAAGACCGGTCCAACACGGTCACCGGGGGCTGACCCTCGGCGGTGACCTCCCACCCGCCAACCACGCGGGCGGCCTGCACAATCAGTGTGCCGTCACGGTCAAACAAGCCCATCATGTCGTTGCCGAACGCGACGATCTGATGATCAGTTTTGATGTTCAAAACAGTTCCCCTATCCAGGATTTCAGGCGACTATGCGCGGCGTTATGGAGATGCTCGCGCCCGAACCGGACACCTCCACGTCACCGTCGTCGAAAGCTTCCGAGCCGACGAACGTGCCCGACGAGCTGGCCGACCAGATGCCGCCCTCCACGTAGGTGCCTGCTGCCACGGAGATTTCAACCTCGTCGCCGGTGTTGGTGCCCGTGGAGCCCGACGTCCACGACGTCTGCTCTCGCGCGTATCCACCACCCGTGGCTTCGTTCGCCCCGGTGGTGCCAGCGGCTCCGGTATGCACACTGATCCAGTTACCGAGACCGGCGATAGCGTCCGATGCTGCTTTGTGAGTTGCGTTGGGAATGCCCATGATTGTTTCCTTTCGAGTTATGCGGGATTGAGCGGGACAGCCATGGCGGCCCATGTGCCCGACGAGCTTGTCGCCGTGAAGTTCGTGGCCGTCGTCGCGTCGCTGATGGTCAGGATCGGGAACAGGCCCGAACCCGAGAATCGGTTCGTTCCGCCAGAAGGCGTAAACGTCCGGTTCCCCATGTTGGCGAACGAAACAACAACCCGGCCCCCATCTCCAGGTGCGGACGCAGACAGGCTCGCCGAACTGCCGTTCCCGTACGACTTCTGCACGGTGCCGGTGGTGGTCGCGTTCAGATACGAGGCCGCGACAGCGCCCACCCACCCGAAGCCGGTGGGCTTGTTGACCGTTACCTGTTTCGACCCGCCAGCGACACCATGAATGACGTACAAGTGTTGAGAACCTTGGCCGGGGTCATTGTTTAGGGTCTGGCTGCCGATAAGCGTCATCGCTGATCCGTCGTAGGTGACGGAGGCGATCGGGTCGCTGCCCTGTACAACCAGTGACACCAGTACCGACGCTCCGGCGGTGGCGGTGTGGTTGAACGAGAACGTCGAAGTCGTTTGCTGGGACATGGTTACCGCGTCGAACGCCACTGGGTCAACACCGTCATTACCCTCCGCGTCCATACCTATTTCGGGGGTGAATGTCAGCTCGAACTCGCGGTAATACCGCTCCGCGCCGGACATCCCAACCTGCGGGGACAGTTCGATCCCGAAGCCCTTCGTGAACCCGAGTGCGGTACCCATGCCGACCTGCGGGTCCAGTTCGATACCGAACGACCGCGCAAACTTCGGCGCAGCCTTGAATCCCAGGCTTGGCGTGAACGACAACCCGAACCCGGGGGACTGCGCGCGCGGAGTCGGGAACAGCGACACCGACGGATACAAATCCTCGGACGGAAACACCGGCTCGAACGCTGCAGGCCCGCGCATCGCGATATACGGCGTGAACACCAGACCGAATGAAGCCGTGCTGTGGCTGGCTGCCTTCATGCCCAGAGAAATCGGCACTGACAGCCCGAAACCCACGCGACTGTGGGCCACGGCGGCCATGCCGATCTCTGGAGTGAGGGTGACGCCGAACTCTTGTTTCGGCCCGCCGTAGCGGAATCCCACCTCGGGAGTGAGGGTGACGCCGAACGAGACGTGGGACTCAGCCCACCAGCCAACAGCCACGCTCATCCCCCAATCTGCAAGTTCACCGCCATGCCGGCCCACTTATTCGGCTGCGCTGATGTGGCACTCACCGTTCCCGTCCTCGTGGTTGTGTTGACGCACAGGGGCGGGGCGATCCCCGACTGCTCCGCGCGCAAGCGCGCCCCCAGAATCGTTGTGAGCTTGGACGACGACACCCCCCCTGCCCCGGCCGAGAACGCCTGCAGCGTTACCCCGCTCGAAACGGTCACCGACTGACTGTGCGCGGTGCCGTTGCCGTGCGCGAACGTGGGGGTCCCCACGGACACAACATCGTTGAATGAAATGGCATACGCACTCACCCAGCCTGGGCCGGTGGCCTTCATCTGGCGAGCAACGCCGGAGCCTGCGTTCTCCATGCGGAAAATAGCCAGGCCCCCATTCGCCGGATCGCCATTGTGCGAAACGGACCCGAGAAGTACACCGCCGGCGCCGCCATACGTGGCCGACGGTGCTGAGCCCGCGCGGTCCCACGCCACCACCGCGAACACCGTGGCCCCCTCGGAGGCCTTGAAGTTCACAGTGGCGCTACCGACGCCAGCCCCGGCCGACGACACTGCATCGAACCCAATATCCACCGGCTCCGGCGGCACCGGCCAGTTTTGGTCATTCGCGATCGTTCCGGGATACAGATACTCCGCCACCCGCACCCAAATGCGGGTGTAGCCCGCGGCCGGGGGATTGGTTGTATTTGAGTTTTCGTGCAGGGTGAATGTCGCGCCCGAGTCCCGCTCGAAGAAAATCGTGGACGACCAGCCACCCGAGAACAGGCCGGGATGCCCGAACCACGTGCCGAACGACTCTATCCCGTACCCGTAGTAGTACTCGGAAGGAATGTAGAACCCGTTCGCGTACGGGTCCCACCCTGTGGAGTGCTTCCAGAATGTTGACAGCCACGCCTCGTACGACTCTGGTGACAAGCCCATGGCGTTGTCGCGCAACGCCTCCGCGAACTTCGTGTAGTCGTTGATGTTCGTCGCCAACGCGCCGGCAGCGTCGAGGAAGTTCGGGTTGAACTTGTCGGAGATCGACGCTGGGGGTGGAACTGGACCGATCGGCGGCCATGAAGTTTCTGTCAGCCCAAGAGGGTCTATGATGTCTTCTTTGAGGATCTGCTTGATCGGCCGATGGGCCGGGTCAACAATCTCCAGAACCATCCCGATCAGCGCAAAGTTGGAGTTCGTATACAGGTAGTCGGTGCCGGGGTAGAAATTTGACGGCCCTTTCATAGAGCTCAGGAAGTCCTTCGCGCCCGTCCATGGCCACGTCGGAAACAGCGTGATCCAGAGCGCGTTGATACCCGCCGTGTACTCCGCGATACCCGACCGCATGGACAGCATGTGCCCCATCGTGATCGCGGTACCGTTCGGGATACCCGGAACGTACTGCTCCAGCGTGTCATCCAGGGTGATCAACCCCTTGTCGACGGCCTGGAAAAACGCGATCGCGGTGAACATCTTCGTGGAAGAGCCCATGCGGAAGTGGTCATCCAACGTCAACGGGCGAACAGTGCCGCCCACGGTGGTGCCATACGCCTTCGCATAGTTCCCGCGCGGACCGGTGATCTGCAACATCACGCCCGGCTGGCCGGTTTCCGCGCGGGACTCCTCCACAATCAAATCCACCATCGCCTGGTCCTCCGGCGACAACAAATCACCCGCAGTGTGCGCAGGAGTGGTGAACTCGTAGGTATCCGACGGGTCCGACAACCAGCCAGCGTTGTCCACCGTCTTCACATAAAACTCGTACGTGGTGTTCGACTTCAAACCGTTCGTCCCATACGGCGGCAGCACCGGGTCGGGATTCAACTGAACGAAATCGCCTGAAGCGTCCTTTTCTTTCGAGTAAACGAAATACCCTTTGATTGTCATACGTCAGTAGCTCCAGACCACGTAATCGTGATAGTGCTGAAAGTTGAATCGACCAGCTCCACCAACGTGGGGGGCGTCGGGGGCGTCAGATCCGGGTCAGGGTCAGGCAGCGGGTCGGGCCGGAAGAACACCCAGCCACCACCCGGCGCTCCATTTCCGCCGGACTGGAAGGCCGCCAATGAGCCCTTACCGCCGTTACCGGCGCCACCAGCGGGCGCGCCGTGGCCGCCCATGACCTTCTGGTCAACGCCGCCCACATAGTCCTGCCCGTTGAACGTGAACGTGCCCGGGCCTCGGCCAACAGGTTTCGACAAAAACCCTTCAGTGGTACCCGCCGCGCCGCCCTCGGCGACAATGGAATACGTGTCACCCCCGGGGGTTGAGATAGACAACGTGGTGTTCCCACCGGCAGCGCCGTCACCAGGACCGCCCACGCCGCCAGCGCCCGGGTCGAGGGTGATGATGGCGTTGTCGCCGAAATGCTCACCGCGCACCCATGTGGTGGCGTTGAACTTCCCAGGCTGACCGGCCTGACCGTTGATGCCCAATGCCCAGCCTTGTGCACCACCACCACCAGCGCCCACCGCAACCGGGTCGATGTAGTTCACCCAGTTCGGAACCGGGAACACCGTGGCCGCGGTGCCAAGGTAGACCTTCAACGGATCGTGATGGTCACCGCCGGAACCTGTATCCACGGCGATACTCACCCACGGCACATCGCCCGAGCGGGTCACCGACGCCTTCGCAATCGACGACGGCGGGCTATCCGGCGACGTGTTGTTTCTGGTGGCCGCCAGCGACACAATCTGCGACGTCGGATGATTCGGCAAGTCCGCCACGCGGCCACGCACATAATGCGTACCGCCCACCGGGACAAGCTCATAGGCGTACGCCTCAGACGCCACCACGGGAACCGGGTCATCCAGCTCGTAGGAGATGAACTCCCCGGGGGCGGCCGTGCCGCCCAAAAGCCCCACGATGTTCGGGGAATGGTGCACCAGCGTCCAGTCGCCCGACGCCAAGTCGACCTTCCAGATGTTGACGTAGAACTCGGTGATCCCTGAAAGGCCGTAGCCGATCCACGACACCACGCCAAGCGGCATCGACTCTTCGATCAGGTCAACACCGATGAGCGAATTGCTCTGCGTGGCCTCCAGCCACGTCGTGACATTCGACAGCGGGAAGTTGGACCGCTCCGACGGCAACAAACCACTATCGACGGGCTTGTTGGTCCTGATGCCAAGGATGTCCCACGAGAACAACCCCAAGCTGGCGCGCGAGGCGATCTCCTGCAACACGTTGAACAGGTCGGCGATGCCAGCACCAATACCCGGAAGGCCTACCAGGCCACCGACAATGCTGTTGACGATGTTCTCGATGGTTTCCCGCAGATTCTCCGGGCCGAGCATGCCGGCGATTGACTCCGGGGAGATGTTGCGCAAAGCGTCGAACAAATCCTCCAGCGTGTTCTCAACGGTCTGCACGCCGCCGCGGATCGCCGACACCACCGTGTCAATCGTCAACTGCACCCGGGCCAACAAGGTTTGCAGAATCTCCGGAAGACCCTCGACCCACGACTGCTGAATGACGCCGGTCTGCTTGACCTCGGCGTCATCCCACCAGAATGTTCCACCCGTGGCCTCTTCCATGACCACGAACCGGGTTTGCACACCAGTCACCCCAGCGGGCACCCGATACTCCCCCGACAGCTCCTTACCGGGCCACGCCAAGTTCGCGTCCTGGGGGGCGTACGCGTTCAAATCCACAGGGGCCTGTGCAACGCCGTCGATGTACGGCACCAGCTGCAACCGAATCGGCGCGCCCGTGCCCACATACCCCTCATGTGACACAAACACCCGGGCGGTGATTGTCTGGCCTTCGCTCACCGCGAAGAAATCGCCAACATTCTGCCCCGACCGCAGCGCCTTCAACGTGCCATCGGCAATAACCTTCGCCGCGCCAGTACCATCCCCGCTACGCGAACGCGACGGGTCCACAACCCAATCCGCGTTATTGCCTACCGACCCCTCGGGAAACTTCGGGGCTGGAAGAATGTTCGGTGCTTGGTTTGATATGCCACCGATCGGCAGAATCGTCAACAAACTGGGCAGCAAATTGCGCAGCGGCGCAAGGATGATGTTCACCAACTGCGCCGCAGCCTGAAGCGGGTTGAAACTCGGATCGTTGAAGTTGATCGACTGGAAGAAGTTTCGAACGTTCGTGAAGAACTGGGTCAGTTCCTCAATCCCACCACCCACCAGGCCAGTAATCGCCTCAATGATGTCCCCGAGAATCGGGATGTTCAACGCCCAATCACGCAACTGGTCGAACGACGCCTCACCAGGGATGAACACCCCAGCGACCGCGCGCACCACCCACGCCAAAAACTGCTCGATAAACTGCTCACCAATCTCAAGCAGCTGCTGAACAGTGAACGGCCGCTGCCACTGCAACGCCGACTGCTCCGGGTGAATACCCGGCTCAGACGGCACCGCATGAGCCCACTCCGGCAACGGATCAAACGAAGACGTCATGACAGCGGAAGAACCTCAACCGAAAACATCGACGTAGAAGCAGAAGTCGTGTACGTCACCGAACCCGCTCGCCGCTCACACCGGAAATAGATCGTCGCGGGTGTACCAGCCGCCACACGGTCAAACCCATCCGATGAGCCCGCCGCAGGTCCCGAAACAAGCGTCAGCCGCTCCGATTGCGCCACACCAGGACACCGGCCGATCACATTGCCGCCAGTCTCACCGTTCAAACGGGCCACCAAATCAACCCGAACATCCGCACCCTCACCGGTGACCACCGTGTACCCCTGCACACGCGGCCGCCAATCAAACGGCTGCGCCGGAATCGACACCTGCGCCAAAGTCGAGTTCGCGTTACCCGATGCAGTGTTGTTGATCGACGCCGGAACATACCGGTCCCCCACACGCTGCGCCGCCAGCACAAACCCATCAGCAGTCGAATTCACCACCGGCACCTGACCCGCAACAGGAGAAGGATCAACATCCGTCGGGTCCCACACCGCCTCACCATCCGCGCCCTTCGCGCCGGCGTGCAACGCAAGGTTCAACCGGTACACACCCGGCGTGGATGTTCCAGGTGGCGTGATCTCAGTGAACGACGCCTCCGCCGGGGTTGGATCGTCCGGGTCCAGCTCCGTCAGATTCACCGTCGCATCGAACGTGGCCGGCACACCCGGATCACCCTTCTCAATCGCGGGCACACCAACACCGATACCGCCCTGCGGACGCAACTGGAGAATCGCCGCACCCGCCGTAGGATCGACAGGAATCTCCACGATCCCCTCAAACAAATAGTGAGTCCCAGCAGGATTCAAAGGCCACGACATAAGGCACGCTCCATTCACATTGGGCGAGTTACAGAAAGAAAGGACGACCGCTGCTTATCCCTGAGGTGACAGCGTGAGGACCGACAACGTTTCAAAAATCCCCGTGATGAACCGCTGATGCTTCGCCAACGGGGCCTCCGACTTGCGTCCATCCCCCAACTGCGCGATCACCTTCCGCTCATCCTGGGAAACCCGCCACATGACGTTTTCGATGTAGTCAGTCACCATTCGGGTACGTGACATGAACACCAGCGACATCAGGCCGCCGCGAAAAACGTCCCGACCCAACGCATACTGGGCACCGTTGCGGAACTGCACCGTCGCCGTCGTCTTGCCCTGCGAATCAAACAAGGCGTTGATGAATGCGAACACCGTTTCGATGTTGTACGGCGCTGATGCTGTCGGATAGAACCGCTCGATCGCCGGATGGTACGGGCCAACTTCGTCACGGCGGTCGTAATGCTGAATCAACTGGAAAGCCAGGAAGCTGTTGTTCAGGAACCCCGACAGCAGATCGGACGGTATGCCGGTGAATCCAACAACGATCATCAGCGAGTCGATCAGCCATGCGAAGGTGGCATTCATCAAGTCGTTCAACCACTTTGGGCTACGGCCACCAATAATGTGCTGCCAACCCTCAGGTGTGTGGTCAGTGATCGTGCACGCATCGATGCCGGTGTCCTCACCCGGCTCGGGGGCCACGAAATAGGCGTATGGCTGCTCGAAATCCACACCCAACGCGGGCGCATAGAACACGCCGTCCATGCCGGGAACCTGCTTGATGACAGGTTTGAAGATGTCCCCCAGCGACCCGCCAAGGTCAATCGTGGTGCGCAGCACCGAATCGAGCACGGTTTTCGTCGGACCAGTGATCTGCGACCGGTCCACTGTGGAAAACACGTAGGTAGGCTGGTCCAGGTTCGCCCACCTGTCAGGCTGCGGATCACCTGGAAGCCACAAATCCATGCGGGTATCCACACCGTACGACTGGGTAACGTCCTTGATGACGGCCTGAACGGTTTCCATCCGCACTGTGCGAGCCACCATCGGCGACGTGTCCAGCAGTGGATTGGTGCGTGACACATACACCGGGGTTCGCAGCATGCGGGTGAACGCCTGGACCGACAGCCCGTCCCGCGACAGGGCTTGCAGAACGGTGCCGAACCATGCCCGGATATCCGGGTTTAACGACAGGCCGTTGTTGATGAACTCCAGCCACCCGGACTGCAACCGCAGAGCGCATTCTGCGACCATGTTCTCCACGACGGTTTGCAGCGCCCACACGAAGATCGCGTGCGAGAACGGCTGTGCCTGAATCGGCAGCCACCACGACGGCCAAATCACGTAGTAATTGAGGATGTCGCGGATACCGCGCAGTTCAGCGGTGCCGGTCCATGCGCTGTCGCGGTACTCGTAGGTGTGGTTCTTCGTGTAGAACGCATACCGCAAACCCGCGGTCTCGACGATGACACCGACCATCGTCTTTTTGCAGTCCATGAACAAAGGGATGAGAGGGCTGTTCCCTTTGAGGACGATCCGGCCGGTTTCAACATCGTTGCGCGGGTCAGCACCCGACGCCTCGATCAGGTCGCCACCGACAGCGCCCATCGGCTGCCAAAACTTGTCGCACACCGTGAACCGGAACGACGTGTCTACCTTCGATTTGCGTTCCGTCAACGCCCGCGCGGTTCGTGCGATCCTGTTCGGGTCGCCGGACTGGAGGGCGGATTGCCATGCGGCTGTTTCGCGTTCAAACTTCGACAACCGTCATCCCCTCCTTTCCTGGTTCACAGGCGCCACAAATTCACCCCTCACCGAGGTATCGGCCGGGGCTTGCCACTACAGGGGGCTACATCGGGTAGCGGCGCAACGGAGTCCCCGAAAGAATCACCTTCGAGTCAGCGTTGCCACCAACAATTTCTGTCTTCACGAAGAACTGCTGCGCCGGTTCGCCAGGTGACTTCGCGGGGATCGCCGCGTTCTCACTGAACCGGCCCGACAGGTACTTATAGAAATTGCCCTGCGGGGGAACAATCCCAAACAGCGACCCAATCTGGTCGGTGAACGCGTTCCGCTCAGAGAAGAACGACAACAACGACTTCACCGCCTGCTGGAAAATGTTCAACTCCTGCGGCGACGGCGGCACCGACGTCAAATCCTGCACCAACGTCGTCTGTGAGCGCGGGTCGGTACGTAGGAACACAATCTGATTGGGCAGCAGCGGACCAAACTCCACATACTCATCCGCGCCGGGACCGTCATACAACCGGAACGTGCCCGGGCCAAACAAGGTCGCGTCCCAATACATCGGCTGGTCACCAACATTGACCATCGACACAAACCCCGACTGGGTGACATTCGCATTGTCGCCCGCCGACACTTTCCGCACCGGAGCTGGTGTCGCCTGCGTGATCAACGCGCCACCGGCCTGCATACCAAACCCAATACCCCGATAATCCGGGCCAAGCTCGCTACCAGTGCCGGTTTCCTTGTGCGACAAGATCGGCAACCCATTGCGCAACACTTTGAACATGCGCGGATCGCCCTCATACCCGGCAACCAGGGTGAACTTCTCCCCAATCAGCGGGGCCACCAGAAGCGGCCGCTGAAACATCACCGTCTGCGAGAAGTTGTTGAACCTCGACAGCTTGATCCAGTTGCCCTGCACCCGCATGCGGATGCCATTACCGTCCCAGTCTCCGTTGCTGTCGCGGCCCATGCGAGCCCACAGGTCGTTCGCCCCACTATCAGGCAGGCTCCACTCTTGGAACCCGCCGAGCACCATCGACACAACCTGATTGTCGGTGTCGGTGTCGAAATCCTTGTACGGCCCGCACACCACCTCGCGGGTATCCGTTGTCAGCGGATCGTCCGGGTCGTCCCGCCACCTCGCCTGGTCACCATTGGCGTAGACGTACCCGCCGCCGTCACCCTCGTAGTACAGCGGCCAATCCGCGCCGAGGTCCTGACTGCTCGTGGTGTCGTAGTTGAACGTGTCGGTCATCGACTCGTAGTCGAACTGGAAACTCGCCGTGTAGTCGTAGGTCCGCCAAAACCCCGAATCGGCCCGCAAACGAAGACTTTCACGCTGCCGCTTCCCGATCTCCAACGGTGCTTGCGGAGCTCCTTGGAACCACCTGACAGGTGCCCACCAATGACCCATGTCGTGGGTGAGGAAGTTCAGGGTGGATTCCTGTTTGGCGTCGATCGACGCGACCAGATCCCGGTAGACGCGACGCGTCCATTTCGGCGACCGGCCACGGCACTCCACACCCACCTCGACCTCGATCGGGTCGTAGAGAGCATCAATGTTGGTGATGCCATCCTCGGTGGCGCCCTTTTGGTCGATGTGTTTCCACGGCGGGACCAGTCCCTTGAGGGACGTGAGGTGCACCATCTCGGGTGCTGTGACCCGGTCGGGGACCGCTAGCCCGCCCATCATGTGGAAGGTGATCGACTTGTCGTAGGCGTCGAGCCACATCATGGGTTTCTCACCCTTGGCAAGGTGGTACCAGCCGTGGGGGGTTACATCGGTGGCGGGGTAATGCTTCTTAGCCATTTACCCTCCCGGCATGACGTACTGGTTTTGCAGGTGATAGGCGATGTCGCGGCCGGTGCCGTCTTCGGTGGCACGCTGGTTGTTGACCGTGATGTTGGTGTCGCCCTGGTTGACTTGGGTTTGGCCCTGGCCTGTGGCTTGCGGGTCGATGTCCTTGCGCTGCTGGGACGCCTGACCGGCAAGGTTCGGCAACGCCGGGGCCGCACCCGCCAAACCACCCGCGATGCGGGTGATCCAGTTGTTGTTCGCCAAATCCGAACCACCCGTAGGCAAGAACGTTTCCATCAACCCTTGGGCGCCGATCGCGGCGACCTGGCCGCCGTACTCGATGGCACGGTTGATCAGCTTCACCCCAGTCTGCGCGGCCTGACCCGCACCCGGGGCCATCGCATCCAGCGCCATACCACCGGCCTGCACCGCCATGCCAAGCGCACCACCACCGTCCATGCCGATACCACCGGAACCGGACCCGGCATACGGTGCGACGTTCGCCCCGATGTTGGTGGTGTTCGTCGGCCCGCCAGTGAACAGGCCTTGCGGTGCGCCAGCGGCCATCGGGCCGCCACCGCCGCCCGTGGTGGGCAGCGGGGCAGGATTCGGCGCCCACGCACCCGACGACACCGGAGCCGGCGGGTTATTCAACGCAGGGTTGGTGTTCTGCGGGCTGTACAACCCCGGCGCACCCGCCGCCGCCGCCGACCCGCCAGGGACCGACGTCACCGGCCGGTAATAATGCGACGTAAACGACGGATCATCCGCGCCCGTGCCGCCGATACCACGCCGCGCGGCAGCGGAGTCACTGCCCCAGTTGAATGGCGTTCCCCCGGGCAGGGTGGCTTGCATGTGGCTTGAGTTGAATCCGACCCGGAAATCACCCGGGCCGCCCATGCCCTTGACGAAGCCACGCGCAGTCAGCCACTCGTCCGCATTGTGGGTCGACATGCTGGCGCCGGTCGTCGGGCGGCCATCCATCAAGTTGACCAGATCCTCAACAGCGCTAGAACAATCAGCCAAACCCTGCGTCAGGTCGCCGCGTTGTTCTTGTGTGTACCGGCCCGCCGGAACGTTGGCGAGTAGCGCCGCGTCGCCGGGATAGGCACCGATCGGCGTCATGGACACACCGGTCGCACCGGCGGACGGGTAGGAGCCCCGGTCATACTGGTTGTTCTGGTACTGCGGCCCGAACACACCCTGCGCGCCGAGCACACCCATCAACCCGTGCCCACCCTGGGTCGGGTTATAGGCCGAAATGGCCTGCAACTGCCCCAACAACGGTGCCGCAGCGAGGTTCGCCACGAACTTCGTGATGTTCTCCGCGATCCCCGCCAAACCCTTCGAGATACCGAAATCCTGATCAAGCTGGGCACCGATCTGCCCCAAATCCTTGACATGCTTGTCGGTTTGCTTCGTCAGCTTCTCGTACTGATTCGCGCGGGCATCACTCATGCGCATCTCGGCGGCCTGAAGGTCGCGTTCAGCTTCGATCACATCGTTGCGGGCCTTGAGGCGGTCCTCTTCGGTGGCTTCGGTGGACTGCTCCAATTGGGCGGCGCGGGCACGCTTCTCCGCCAGTTTGTGACGCGCATCCAGATACGACGACTCAGCGGAGAACACGGCCGCGTCGGGTGGCATACCAGCAATCCCCGGCGGCAACGTCGTGTCATACGGCAACACAGGCGCATCCGGCAACTTCGGGCCAGAACCACTACCACCATCAGCAGCCCCCACCGCGCCCGGGAACAGATCAGCCAACGGGCCATCCGCGGGTGCCCCATCCGAACCAGGCGCGCCGCCACCACGACGCCCGCGGCGATCCTCCACGGAAACATCCAATGGAACCTGACCGGGAAGGTTACCGAACGGGGACGCTGGACCGTTCGAGTTCGTACCCACAAGCCCTGGAATCGGAATGCCGCCAACCGTTGGCGTGCCAGGTCCAGACCCGCCGCCGAGCTGAGGAAGCGGAGACGGCTGCGGATCAACCCCAGTGCCGCCCTGAATGTTGCGGTCCCACCACTCACGGGCACTGCGACCCAACTGATCCGGCGTATTGGAGTGATTCCAGTTCTCCGCACCTGGAATCGCGTTCTGAATGGCCTGTTCAATCTCAGGGCCGTTCTGCGCAACCAGGAACGCCAGCCACGCTGGGACCGCCACACGCGACAACGCGGCAGAGATTCCCTTGGCCGACTTATCGGCCGTCGCGGGAAGACCGGCCAATGTCGTGCTCACCGTTGAGAGAGATTGCGTCAGGGCCGTGATGCCAGCTATGGACTTCCACGCCACGAACGCGGTCACCACGTCCCCAACGCTGATACCGATCCGGTCGAGCATTTCGACTACGCTCGACAGCGCATCCCACAAATCCTGCGCAGTCTCGGCAGCTTCCTCGAAGGTGCGCTTGATGTCGTCCTTGTGCGCGACGATCCACGCGTTCAGGTCATTCAGCTTGTCGGTCACATTGTTGATCGACTTGGCAAGCGCGCCAGGACCCTCCGTCGTGTCCAGAGGGTCACCGAACAGCGCCGAAATGAAGTTCGCCCCAACACGCCCCACAGCGGCATTCATGTTCGACAAGGCGCCGTCAACAGTGTCGGCCAGCTTCTTCGACATGCCACCGAACTGGCCCTCAATCGCCTGCACAAGCATGCCGAACGAAATCGTGCCGTCCTTCGACATCTTCTGAATCTCAGCGCTCGTCAGGCCGAACTCTTTCTGCAACGCCGCCTGAACATTGATGCCACGCTCATTGAGCTGCAACATCTCTTCAGCCTGCAGCTTGCCCTTGTTGAACACCTGGTTGAAGATGACGGCCAGGTCGCCGAACTTCTGCCCAGATGCACCCGCCGCGTCCGCAATCGCAGTCAACGCCGCCTGCAACGGGCGACCCTGCTTCACCCCACCAGCAAGGAACTGCGTAGCAGCCTTCGCCGCCTCGTCCAACGCAATCGGAGTGCCAACGACGACCTCGTTGATATCCGACATGATCGTCTTGACCTGCTCGGCGCTGTTCCCCATCGCGGCAAGGCGGTGCGATGTCGCATCAAGAGACTTGTACCGATCAAACCCCTTGAACAGGGCAACACCGGCGGCGCCGATAATGCCCGTCGCGGCCGCCGTGAACGCCGTGCCCAACGCACGACCAGCCAACGCGCCAGCCTTCGACGCCGCACCCTCATACCCCGACAACGCAGCCGAAAACCGGCCCGCCACAGGCAACGACGACACCAAAGACGAACCAAACGACGACCCAAACCCCCGGCCCGCCGACACACCATGCGACGAAAAACCATCAACAATACGAGACCCGGCCTGACGCGTCGCACGATCAACCTCACGCGACAACTGCTCGCCAGCATTACGCCCCGCAGCCGCAGCCTCCCGGCCCACATTCTCACCGATCGCACGACCAGCAGACGACCCCGCGCGCGCCCCAGCCGCCTCCATCTCACGCTCAATGTTCTTCGCCGCCACCGCAGCAGCACGCTCATCAAGACGGGAAATAATGTCCACGTAGATAGGCATCAGACACTCACCTCCCCGTCACCAGCCGAACAGATCGGCCTCAACCTCACGCTGCAACTCATGCGCCTCAACCGACGCACGCGCCTTCTCCAGCCGATCAACCGGATCCTCAAACGCAAACGGCTCATACACAGCCTTACGACTCTTCGACGCATGAAACGACGCTCGAAACCTGGCGATCTCGTTATACGTCTCCGCCGCGATCAACTCCGGCTCAGACCAACGCCCACCACGAACAGCCCGCGCCACCGCACCATCAACAGGAGCGAAATCCACATACAACTCCCGAACGCGCTCCTCAGCGTTGTCCACGAACCGCACCCCGAACAGGTCCAGCAACTCCAAACTGGACAGCCTGCCCTGATGCCAATCCGCAACACTCAACCCGAAGAAGCGCCGCAGATCACTCGCTATCTGCCTCGGATACAGTCTCCAAAACCACTGGGCTTCCATCACTTTTCGAGTCGGACTCAGCTCGCTCCGCGATTGTGAAGCCCTGCTCCGTCCACGCCCGCCACACATCACGGGCACCAGCGGGACGCCCGTTGATTTTCTTCGACCGCAACACCTCGTAGGTGTCCATTCCCAGCACGACCTGAACGATCCGCACTTCACGCGGCGGCGACACACGCTTACCGTCCTTGTAGTACGGGGGGCCTTTCACCGCGCCGGGGCGGGTCTCCGCCGGCAACACCATCTCGTTGCCGTCTCGGTCCTTAACTTTCTGCTCCGGGATGTACAGGTCAGGTTCCCGGTCGTAAGTTTCGATCTCTTCGAGGTACGCCTCGTAAGCTTCCAGAGCGTCGTCGTCGAGCATCCGAAGATTCGGGTGAGGCGGGATCGACATCGTAGTTCCGTCGTCGAACCGAAGGACACGATCAGCGAACGGGGAATCAAACTCGGTGGCCTGCTCACGGGCCGCGGCGCCATTGTTGGTGGGCTTCGAAGTAGTCATGAGAATTTGGGGCTTCCTTTCACGCAATCACGGGGGCTTTAGGGGGGCTGATAAGGGGGGCCTGCCGGGTGGGGGCCAGCCCCGGACGCACCATGCGGCGCGCCACAAACACCCACCCGGCAGGGGCTTTTCTGGCTAGCTGCCGTCCGAGTACTGCTCAGCCCATCCGGGGCCACCCATCCACACGTAGAAGTAGCCGGGAACCAGGGCAATCGTCCCAGCCGGATCGGGCCGCATGAAGTACTCGTTCGGCAGCACCTTGTACGTCAGGTCCGCCGTATCAGGATCGGTCTTGGACCGCTGCTTGGACGCCTGGTCGTCCAGCTTGACCGCCGGATAACCCTCAGCGCGGTAAATGAACCCGCCCGAGGTGCGGCGCGCATACAGCAGCAGCAGCTGGTACTCCGCCGAGTCAGCGTCCAGCAGCGGACCCTCACCGTAGTCAGGGGTACCGGGAAGCGCGACCAGCGGATTACCGGCGTTGTCGCACAACGGAAGTTCCGACTCCAGCCGGTGAATCAGCGGATCGGCCGTACCGAGCGCCACGAACCGCACCGAATACGACTTCTCCGTCACCTCAGAATCGACCGGGAACTTCGACTGCAGCACCATCAGATCGTCAGACATGACATCCGGGGTGCGCTCAGCACCGCCATCCTCAGGGTTGCAGCCGATGTGCCACCAGCCCTCATTCGGGTCGGTGTTGTACTCGTACTTGCCGTTCACCTTGCGGCGGATGAAAAGGTCGTCGCGAATCTTGCCGTCCTGCGCGAACGGAGACCACTTCACCGTCACGCAGTCATCCTCGAACGGCGATATGTCCGTCGCGGCGCCGCGGTTGTCACGAATGAACACCGCCTGCAAACCGCCACGCTCGATGAACGGCTTGTGAATGTCAGTGAATCCGCCGGCGGTCCAGTCGGTGCCGGTCATTGGCTGCGTCATAGGACGCTCCTCTCAGATCATGATGGGGGGACCGGATTGCAAAAAGAACTCCGGCGAAACAAAAAGACCCAAGACCCAGAAATCGGGCGAGGGGTCTTTATTTCTTTGGTTGTTTTCGGGCTGAAACTCAGGACAGGTACGGCAGGCCGACCTCGTATCGGCCCACGTACCGAACAACATGCGGATCGTCGCTGTACTCAACAGGAATCGGAGCCATCAACGACCGGCAATAATCAATCGTCACCAGCACACCCCCCGGAAGGGTGATCAACGTCAACGGATTCAACGACAGCTCAACCATCCGTTGATGCGTCAAACCGGCCTCCACGTCGGCGGCAGCATCACCAGCGGCGAACGTGTGCACAGACACAACCGCCACATCCTGCGCAACCTCAGGCGCATCCACACCGTCAACACGACGCACAACCCGGTGCGGCAACGGATCATTCGCCACCCTGCGCGTCGAAACCTTCCCCAGCGGAGAAAGCCACTCCACCAGCACGCGGTGAATACTCGGAGCGCTATCGATCGTCATAAGCGGTGCCGCCGAACTGCTTAGCCGTCTTCTGGGCCGGCGCATACTCGTCGTTGTGCACCGACCCGAACTCCACAAGGTGCGCCTGCGGATCGGTCGCGCCCACCTTGCCGCGGCCTTTGTTCGTGGAGCGTTCCGTCACCTGAACCGAATCGCGGTAATCGCCCGACGACACCGGAGAGTTCTGCTTCCACGCGGCGGCAACCTCATCCATAAACTCGTTGACGCCTTGATTCACCTCGGGCAGCTTGTCGAAGTCGTCGAGACTGATACCGAACTTCGCCAGCGGATTCTTCTTTGTAGGGCCACTCGCCACAGCTAAGCCGCCTTTCGTAACTCGGCAACCAGACCAGGTGCCCAGCCGTGGAACCCCAATGTCCAGTCCCGAACCGCGACAACATCGAACACGTCCGCGCCGAACTCGATACGATCCTTCACCGCCACTGGTGAACCCACTGGTAAATACAGGTCCACATCGACAACTTCCGTTTCGGTCATCGTCGCCGAGCCAACCACCTGAACATGCGGCGCCAACTGAATAGCACCCACCGGAACACCAGGCCCGAACACCGGGATCGTGTTCCCCAGTCCATCCGAATCATCACCCACGTGCGGGTAGTGCGTCACAGTGAACGAAACGGGGAACGTCACAGCCGATGCACCGTGATAGTCGGGATGGGATGCGCGAACCGGCGAACCTCGGCAAGCTCATCGGCGGTGAACAATGAGGTGCTTGAGACCCACTCTGCGTTGCGCTGAGTGAACGGACCAGCCGTGAGTGATACGGCCTGCGACTGCACCGAACCGGGCTGCACCGTCAGATGTCGCGCAACCACAGACGCGACGAGCGCCGTGACGGCTTCCGGCGCGCCGCCGCCGACGTACTCAACCACCACGACCGTTCCGGTTACCAGTGGGCGCCCATTCTCGGATACGTCCACATAGTCACCATCCTGAGTGAAATCCACAGCAGCGCCGTCGATACCCTCAACGCTGCGGACCTCGACCACGAGTCCTGGAAGCCACACCCTGCCGTTGACCACGTTCGCCCGCACACGGGTGACGCCATCGGTGAACACTCGACCCGACGCGCGCTGGAACGCATCGCTGACACGCTCCAGCAGCGCGTCGGCCCGGGCTGACTGCTCATCAGTGAGGTCCGCGGCGCTGGACAGCCCCAGCGCCGCGGCAACATCATCGGCAGTAGCGAGCACTAGCTGCCCGTCTTGTTGAAGACGACCACGCCAGTGGGGCGGACAACCTTGCCGCCGTACACATGCAGAGCACGGATCCGGTCAGAGAAGCTGTCCTGATCCCGCAGAGCCTCAACGGTGTCGATCTGCGACACATACGCCGCCGCCGACGGATGGAACGCGACGAACTGCTCATCGTCGGTGTCCCGCAGGTTGTTCGACTCCACGATCCGGGCGCCCAAGAGGTTCCCGATGGTGCCCGCGCGCAGACCAGCAGCGTCGCCGGAGGTGTCTGCACTGGTCAGCTTCGACCCGGACGACCGCAGCCAGAACGCCATCTCCGCGTTCACGACAACGACACGCCCCACGTTCGGGACGTTCGCCTTCGTCAGCTCCTTGAGCGCCGTGGCGATCAGGTCGAACGCGTCATCAGCGTCCGTAGGTGCCGAACCGCTCAGCGCGGTCCCGTTGTCCACCAGCAGATCGGCGATGAACTTGTCGGTGTCGGTGGCCAGGGCCGTGGCACCAGCACGGGTGTAGGCCTCCAGCGAGCCAGCGACCTGAACCCGGTCGATGTCATCGACCAGGAAGTCGATCGACTTCTCCTGGTCAATGAGCAGATCGACGCCGGTGTCAGAAATGGCGTCCGCCGAGGTCTGCCGGCCAGCGGCCTTGTAGTCCTTGACGGTAGGTGCCACCACGCCAGCGATGTGCACCACGTTGCCCTTGCTGGCGATGCCTTCGTACTCGCGGTTGACGAGGTTGGCGAAAACGGTCTGGGCGGTCCACTCCTCCAGGAGCATGTCCGACCAGAGCTCGGGAATGAAGTTGTTGAAAGCCATTTTTGGCTCCCTTCTGTGTTAGTGGAGTTCTCCACGTAGATAGCTGTCAAGTCGGCCCTCTTCGCGCGCCTTCTTTCGCTCGGCAGGCGGCAGCGCCGCGTACTCAGCCGGGGTGAGAGGCTTCGGGCCTTCAACCTTCTTGTCTGATGTGACTTCCGACGTCGGCACGGCCGACGATGCCGTTTTGGCCTTCAGCGCTTCTTCGATCCGCTTGTTGACGAACTCGTTCCACCGGTCGGCGGATTCGCGCATCTCTTCCTCGGTATCGCCATGAATGAACTCCGGATCGACTTTCGTTTCACGCGCCACTTCACTTCGGATGCGTTCACGCTCAGCCGTCTCGAACTTTCGTGCCAGTTCTTCGATCCGGGCCAGCGGGTCATCGCCGATCTTTTCCTGCGACTCCCGCCACTTCTTGGCGTCCGCGAAGTTCTCCTTGGCTTGCGCCTCGTTCTTGCGGGCCATTTTCTTCCAGAACTCGACCGTCTCGGTTGGTTTCGGAGCTTGCGTGGGCTCCTCAACCGCGGCGGTTGCGTCCTGGTCGCCTGCCGGTTCCACTGGCTCCGTTACGGCGCTGTGTTCCGACGTTTCTGCTGTCACATCATCAGACATGAGGGTTTGTTTCCTTTGCGGATGGGTTTTCTTTGTGCCATGCCCCGTTACGGGACATGTGTGCGTTATCCAGACCGCCGAGGGTGTCAGCGCTGGATGCTTCTGGGGCCTGAGAACTTCTGGTCACGCCATGCGAGGACCGGCCCAACCTCGCCGTGCTCGCGAGTGACGATCAACTTCCGGTAGTCAACGGCGCGTCCGCCGCGGTCTGCGATATCCGCGAACGCCTTCACCTGGTCATGCGTCTCGTTGAGAAGTTCCGTGCTGATTGTGTCGAAGTCCATCCCCGGGGGGATCACGTCAATATCGCAATCACAGCCCGGATGAATGGGCATCAGCGAGTTTTTGCGGTACCGCATGGTTGATGCGATGACACACAGCGCGCAGTTCTCGTTTCCGGTCAAGACGCGGCGGTAGAACTGGACGCCGCTGCGGGCGAACGACGCCCTAGCTTGGTGCGTCTTTGCAAGTTGCAGGTCGGTTCCCGCCAGGTTCTCGATACGGCGCTGACCGGCACGGAGTGCCGCTGCGACGCTCTTACCTTCCGACAGTGCCGTACGTGCTGTGATCACGGGCCGCGCGTACACATTCTCCGACGGCACACCGCGAATCGCGGAAACCTCGACGGCCTGCACCGGTGACTGCTGGGTGACTTCTGCGATGTACACCGAAGTCATGGCAGCCATCGACTCTTGGGCCGCTTGGACAACCGGTGCCACCGAAGATGTCAGCTCTTGCAGTCCACTGTCAGACAGCGTTACCGATGTCCACGCTGCGGACACATATTCGAGCAGTCTGCGCCTCAGTTCAGCGGTCGCAGCCGCATACTCAGCGTGATCCATCTTCCTGGGGACGCTGCACCGAGTTGCCGGCGAACAGGGTTATCTGCTCACGCGCCCTATCAAGATCGTCCTGCTTGATCTGATCGGCGTTGTAGTTCAGGATGTTCCGCCGGATAGACGCCCACGACTCACCGGCCGCCTTAGCCAGAGATGCTGCGGAATACTTCTCCCCCAGCGTCACACGGTCAGGCGACTCAAACGACACATCAACGGTGTCCTCAACCAATTCGCCCTCAATCTGCAACGCCTTAACCAAGATGGCCTCAAGACCGATCTTCGCTATCGACAACCGATCCTCACACTTGAACAGGAAACCCTTTTCAATGTTGTGCGCACCCTCAGCTGACTGGTTCGCGCTGTCCGGCATCAGCATCGGCAGCGGAGTCTTGGTCGCCGACGACAGTTGTCGAATATGCTCCTTGATCGCCGACAACATCGGAGTGAAGTCGTTCGTCTGCGATTCCCAGATATCAACCCCAGGTGGCAACTCCCACAACGCTCCCGGCGCGGCCTCAAAGATCGAGGCGTAGTCAATCGCGTTGCCGTTCTCGTCAACCTTCGGCAATCCATGCTCCGTCGACTTCAACGCCCGCTGACGGAAAGCCTGGATCGCCATCGTGGACAACAACTGAAGCTCAGCCCGGTTGATCCGGTTGATGATGTCAATGTGAGGCTCCACCTCGCCCATGCCATCAGGGTTCTGGTACACCACCACCGGCGGCGGCGAACCGGTCACTACAGCATCACCAACCGGAACCCACGAGTCTGAGATTCGCGTCACCAGCCTGCGCCGGGACGACGACTGCACAAAGCACGGACGGGCGAACTTTTGCCACCCGTCACCCGACCACACAATCGCAAAATCCGACTCGGCATCGAGGTCCCGCCACCACCGCATAGCGGACCTGATCCGCCACGGCTGCAGCGGGTCAACGCTGACAACCATCGTTTCAGGAGAGTCAGCTGTGATCGTCGCCGTACCGTCATCACGACGCCAGCACGTCAAATACGACTCGCCGAAGTCCAGCCCATACTTGACCCACTGCTTACACACGGAATCCATGCGGTTATCCCGCCAAATGCGACGTGCACGTAACGCCAAATCACTATCGGCGGAACCACCAACCGTGATGCCATTCGGGATGATCCGGTCAGCAACAGAGTCACGCACCATCAGACCCCAGTTGGTGCGCGCCTCACGCTGAAACGAACGCCACGCCGCAGACGTGTTCCTCGTCAACTCGGGCAGCGGAGCATCCCCATTGGAGTAACGCGCCAACAAACGCACCCGCGACATTCCGTCGTCGATACGCTTCGTCAATACCGGGAGCCATTCCGCTGGCGTTGAAGCAGTCAACAGCTGACCCCCTCTCTGTCTCTATGGCGACTAGTAGATCCGTCTAGGCGCAAACACTTTCGGGCGCGGACGTGCACCATCACGACGCGCATCAACACACGCCTCCCACGACAACATCCCAGCCATCGCAGCATCAAACTTGTCGGCCAAACGGCCATCCTGCTTCTGCATCACCCACAGAGGCTGGCCCGTATCGTCCACCAGCTTCAGCTCACGCCGCCCCGCATGACCCATATGCTCAACAAACTTCGGCCGCCACACATTGGCAGCCAGCGCCGCGTCGCCAGTCGCCAATGCATCGGCATAACCCTGCGTCGCAGCAGCCACACGCCTCAAACTGCCGCCGCCGCCAACCGCCCACTCCACAACCCGATCCGGGAAACGACCCGCCCACGCGGCGATCGTCGAATCCCAGCCCCACGGGTCGCAGTACATGCGCCACACCTCAAACCGCGACATCATGTCCACAACGAGCGCTGTCACCTCATGCTCAGGGACTTCCCACTCTTCGACGTTCTCGGGCCGCTCCCAACAGCCCAACAACATCTGGCGTCCCGTCGCAATCTCAGTGACCACGACAGCCGTCGCATCTCTCCACCGCGACCCGTCAAACCCAGCGGTGACGAACGCTCCATCCGGCACCGTCTCATCGCACTGCACCAGGCGCGTCATATCGAACGCCTGAGAGCCAGACTTACGCCACCGATTCAGATAGACCCGCTCCCAGTAAGCGCGGTCAATACCCGTGCGGTCGTAGTCCTTCGCGATCCGCTCAAACTGCCCCGGCCCCCACTCCCCAATAGGGCCAGTGGCATCCGCGACAGCGGCGACACGCTTCTCCACGGTGGACAGATCATCATGCTCATCACCGGCCCAGCGCCGAAAGAAGAACAGCGACGGGTCCTGCCGCTCACCCCTGGCGATCGACTCCGCCTCGGCAAGCACGTCCTCTTCGATGCTGCCCTGACCAGGCTGCCCAGCAGTCGACGTGTACAACGTCCACGGGTCCTCCATCGGCCGCTTCGGCATGTTCTGCAACATCGTCTCGTGCGCGTCACGATGCCTCGGCATAAACAACCGGTGCGGCTCATCGAAATGCTGAAACGTCGTCCGCGCGCCATCGCGAGACCCCGGAGCATTCGACACAGCAACAGCGAACCCATCCTCGCCACCCGAAGGCGACAACCGGACGATCCGCTCCTTGCTGATATCAAACAGATCAACATCGGGGCCGTTCTCCAAGATGTACTTCAGCACACCGAACGCCAGCTCCGACACCTGCTCCTCTGTGACCGCCATCATCGGAATCACCGGCGACCGCACCGGCCGACCCACAGGATTCCCCGCGGCGTCAAAACCGTCACACCGAACCGGCGCCTCTGGATGCAACTCCACACCGCAAATCCACGCCGCGAACTCGGTCTTGGCTACACCCTTCCTGAGTTCGACACCGGCCCGCTCGAACCGCCGACGGCCAGCCAAATGGTGCCCACGCGGATACAACTCATACAGCCGATACACCAGCGCGCGCTTCTCGTCATCGAGACGTGCAGGCTGACCCGACAGCGAGCCCGGGCCGAACACCATCCGATCCTCAATGAAGTCGCACACCTGCGGACCCAGCGTCGGGAACGCCAAATCCACGGCCGGCACCTGAAGTACAGCCATCTAAGCTGCCTCGGTCGAACCGCTACGTCACAAGCTTCAGGCGCGGATCGTCACCGGGATCAGGATGACTCACGGGCGCGGTCTCCGACTTCCGCCGCTTCGACCCCTTCGCCTTGGAATCCTCCGTCGCCTCAATCTGCCACTCCAGACGGCGGCGAGCCAACGGATTCGTCCCATAATCGGTATCGGCTTTCTCTAGCCGAACCTGAGCCTCCGCCCGCGCCTTCGCGGTATCCGCGGTCCAAAAATCGTTGTACAACATCGCCACACGAAACAGCCCGTTAATATCCGAATCGGTGTACTCCGGGGCCATCGGCGACGCCCAAATGTCATTCCACCAACGCACCGTCAACGGATGCCACACCACACCATCCGGCAACTCAGGAGCGACCACATCATGATCCGCAGACAACGTAGCCCGCGTCGACGACTTATTGCGCCGAGCGCGCACAGAAGGATCTTTAGGTGCTGGGCCAGGCATATCTCAACCCCCCGTTTCGGGAACCATGCAGGCCTCCCGTTTCGGTCAGCACTGCCTATTTGAATCTGTCTCCAGTGACGGCAATGAACCGACCGAAGCTGTAGAACGAGACGTGCGCTCCAACCTGAGCAGGAGCCTCTGGGGCCGCGACGAACACATGCAGGCCCCGGCCGGACATCGACCGCTCCACCCACAACGCATCCGCACTGATGCGGTCGAACAACTCCACGAACTCCGGGAGGAGCTTGCCATCGTCGAGCACGCCGTCCAGGTCGTAACAGGCAAGGCCGTCGCCCAGCATGATCCCGTTCGGGCAATCCTTGACTTCGGCCCACGTCGACCAGGTGGCCGAATTCGTGGACGACGCCGGCCGACCATTCGGCTGTATCGGGCGCTTGCCATCCCGGCACGTCCACCTGGGCCGCGAAGTCAGCGACTCAGGCAGCCGGGTCCGATTGCGGTGCGCCGCAACCCTGCAGCGACCTGAACAGAACCGCGGCGACCGGCCCCGCGCACCACCCAGGCCGAGCTTCGCCCCACACCTCTCGCAACCCCGAACATTCATACATCCAGTGTAACGAATTATCGCCACTGACAGCATGTTTCAGAGCGTCTGATTGTCCGAGGCCGCTGAGCTGCCTTGTGCCGCAACAGGGGTCAGATCACCCCGGGGCCGCCGCGAACGGCCAGCCACAGACCGCCTGAGTGGCCACCAGGGGGAATCGAGGGAACCCGTACAGACCAAAATCTGCA